TAATATAGGAGTTGAAGTTAGTACTAATTTACTTTTATTTTTTGTAGGTAACATTATTACCTGTGCTCTTTTAAACTGATTCATATCATTTGTTTTTAAGATTAATATTTTATTTAATTTGCGCAAGGAGGAGGACTCGAACTTCCTCAACTATATTAATATAGCTAAAACCAATACCAGCATTTAAAAAATCACTTGTCCATATCTAGTGGAATATTCTGTTATTTCAGTGGCAAAACTCTTATAAAGTTAATTAGACTTCAAGCTCACCTATGTTACAGTTTAATATCTTTACAATAAAACACAACTGCTAGTACAGTTTAAGAATGAACACAATTATAGCAAATGTATAATTAGGCTATGTAACAGATTAGTTCTTGTTCATCTTCAAGCAAGTGATTTATATTATTAAAACTTCTAATAGCTGTGGTTTCTTCCACTCTTGTATCAGGGCTAATCCTTACCTGTATTAGAAGTTTATATTATTAAACTCTCACAAGGTTGCACCTTAACGAATGCAATAGATATCGTAGTTATAGTGTCAATTAGATATGAAACTTGACTTCCTCACTTCTATTGTCTTACATAATCACCCAACAATCTAATATATGGACCTACAATTGGATGAGAGTTTATGCTGTAATTTTTACATAAGTAACGGAACTAAATACATTGCGTCTAGTATTAAACATGTTATCAATGTTTTGTATTTGTCTATTGTTGTGCCTTCAAAATTAGGCATTATACATATTGTTATCATAATATTTTAATTAAGTAGTTTGTTAAATAACTTATAGATATTGATAATAATATTATTATTGATATTCCTATTATTATTTCTCTGTTATCCCAAAAGTAAAATAATAGTTTATTAATTCTTTTCATCTGCCATTTTATCTGTTATTAAAAATAACGCACTTGACAGAAATCCACCCATGATACATGAGTATACAACATTGTTTGTTACATCTGTTATATTAAATAATAGATATAATCCATAAGATAGAAATAATATTCCTAATAATCCGAATGCTAATGATAATTTTTTCATAGTAATTATTTGTTAGTTAGTTGTTAGTTTTTTAAATACAAAGCATAGTATGTCGTCTTCAGAACTGAATACATACATTGTATTGTCTTCTTGTTTTAATCTAAATCTTCTAAAATCTTTTGTTCTATTGTTAGTAATATAGAATTGTTTTCTACCATTACTAAAAGCTTCTTGAAAATGACTATCGTATAAATATTGTTCATTAGATACTAATACATTGTCAGTATAGATAAACTTTAATATATTATAGTTTGGTAAATAATGTGACATATTTGTTTGCTTTAGTTAATATAATAAAAATCTATTTGTTTCTTGCTTCATCTCTAAAATAGATAAAATAATGAGCTCATTTCCCTTAATATATGCAGGAACTACAAATGCATTTGTTCTCTTATTGTTAGTTAAATTAAATGCATAAAATACTACAATTCACCTGATCTTGTACTGCGTCAGTGACAGCTAGTTTAATATAATCAGTCAACCCAGCATTATCTGTAATTGACTGACTAAAGTGTTGTTAATTAAATGGCTTGCCACCACCTTCTAACCATAGGTTGTAAGGCATCATATCTTCATCATCTTTTAATGATGTGATACAAATATTTTCTTCCGTTACTTTGACAGGTTCTAATGTTGCGAATTTATAAATAATAGTTTTCATAATTTTGTTATTTAGTCAGTTAATATTTTTTCACTATACGTAATGTTTGCATTTTTATGTTTCACTTTCCAATTCATATCTCTTCTATGAATACTAGCATGTTTTTTACACAATGTTTTTGCTCTCTTTCTTACTATTCCTTTTTTATCTGTTGATACAGAAGTGATAGTGGAATAATCAGGTAATAAACATATGTATTTAAAGCTCCAATGATCAACTATTTTAGCTTGACACATAATTTTGTTATTTATTTAGTTAAATTGATTGTTTATTGTTTGTTATTGATTAAAATATGCTTGAAAATGTATAAATTACCATTGCTATAATAGCTAATGATATTAGTAGTTTGATTGTAAATTCTTTCATAAAATGCTATAATTATTTCTTGTGATGTTTTATATTGATACGCTTGTGTTTGATATAGATGTGCCTAAACAGATAGTACAGCGTACTAAATGAATGCAACGTAGTGTAATGGTCGCGACAAAATGTACTCCAATAGTCTATTACAATATGCAATAATAATATGCAATTGCAACATGCAACAATTATATGCAATAACTATATGCAACAATTATATGCAAATTCAATATGCAATAACTATATGCAACTCCAAGCCACATATTAAATATTACAACAAGTTACCAAAGGTCAAAAAAAGATAGGGTGTATTTCTACACCCTATTAATAAGACTATTTAGATTTCTCTTTTTTGTCTTTTTTATCTTTCTTTTTAGCTTTAGGCTCTTCTTCAGCCTCTGCAAGCTTAATGCCTTTCTTCTTATCTTTTCCTCCGCCAAGAGTACGAGTTTTAGAAGAAGCATCGGCAGGAGCAATAGCTTTGAAAGACTTAACAACGACAATCATTTCGCCGTCTTTGTTTTCAATCTTGTGACAAACAAGAACTCCTGAAGCACCAATCATGTCACGAGCTTTATCGACAGGCACTGATAGTGACAATGTATGATTACAAGCTTCAGCATAGTCTTCGTTCTCGAAGTCTTCTACCGACTTGTCAAAACCATACTCTGACATAGCTTTAAATGATACAATAGCATATTCGTCGCCGTTGTCCCATTCAAAAGCATCTCCATGCTTATCAGTAAATCCCACATGAGCAACCTCAACACCTTTAAATGGTGTTAACATTTCGTCAATAACAGGACGAGATTCGATAATCTTTTGAGCAATTTCTTTAGTAAGTTCCATAATAATAAAGTTTTAAGATGACGGTGCCGATACATAGGCTAACTCGTCAAAGTTAATGTTTTAAGTTTGCGATATCCATAATAGTCTACAATAATAGCTACACGGGTATATCCCAAAATCAGGAAAGGGTCGGGGTATGACTTTGGATTATCAACTGATCACATCAATAAAAAACTTTTCAAAAAATTTTTCCAAAAAAAATTAGGAAATGTCAAATATATTCATTATCTTTACAAAAATTATTAATTATGACACAAGTAGATGAACAAGAGTTTAAAGAATTCTTAAAAGGAAAAATTTATACAAGAAAACAGGGAGATGTATTTCATTCTGAATATTATGAAGACTTAGACGGAATTAAAATAGCATATATTGAAACAAGTTCTTATGGCGCTAGTGATTTATTTATGATAAACGAATAAAGTGCTATAGCTTAATACAACTTTATTGAAAATAAGTGCTAAATAATTAGGAATTGTCAAATATTAATTGTATCTTTGTAGCTCAGTAAAATAATTACGCAACTTATATAGGTGGTTGTTGCTATTTCATAGTATATTTAATATACAGTCCAGGGCAAAAGAGGATATATGAGTAGATAACGGGTTTTAAGGGTACGACGACTTCAACAAACTATATAAGCCAAGAGCTTCCAACAAACATCAGTTTCGTGGGAAACCCTTTTGTGTTTAATTATTAACTAATTTAAAATAAACTTATAACTTTAATGTTATAGTTATAGGAAACTTATATCTAATTATAATGTGTTGGAATTGGAATACATAAAAGACTGACGGGAATGCTTATATATGCGTCGTTAAATAAGACTATAAGATTAAGAGTTCGACTCTCTTCATTATAATTAATTATCACCCACTTTAACTTATGTTTTAGTGGGTTTTTTTGTGTCTTTTAAATTATTTTCATTATTTTTTAAAAATAAATGACTTTTTATTAGGATATGTCAATTATTATTATTATCTTTGTATAAATAAATTAAGATATGAAAGGTATTGTAGAACAAATGAGAGACTCTAAACATATTGTTTTAGATGGTAAATTTACTAAAGAAGACTTTGATAATATGGTTAATAAACTTAAAATTATCCAAGAAGAAGATCTTCAATACAGATCTAACAGAATGAAAGAACTTAAAGAAAATGAAAAGCATATGCTTAAAAGATCTAAAGAACTTAATAAAGAAATACCATTAGAGTTAGCATATCACTGTTATCTTAGTTTTAATAAAACATATGTAGGTTCAGATTTTATGAATAAGTATAAAGAATGGTTTTAATTATATAAATAATATGAAAGAATATAAAGGAATGAATCCTTATAAAAATGTATTAGATATTGAGCAACATATTGCAAAAGAAGAATATTTAAAAAAAGCTATAACTCCTGGAACTTTAGAGTATAAACTTAAAGAACGTTTTGAGAAAATGATTTTATCTCAATTTTTAAATCACGTTAGTATAAAAGAAAAGTAATATGGCGCAATTAGTAATATGTAATGAATCAGCACCTTACTTTAAAGCTGAACCAATAGTAAGAAATACAGACCCAGTAGGATTCCAAACCTGGGCAGCTAAGATGGAGCAATGTAAGTACATAGCTTATCTTGCAGATGGTACAACTATAGATGTACAAATGTTTATAGATATGAATGATGTCTTCGACAATGGAGCTTATACTAACTTTTTACTTAATAGATATAATGAGTTATAATGGAAAAGATCCTTGGATTGATTTTGATAGATGGAGACAAGAAAACGAGTTTAAATCTATACTCTATAAACAAAAAGTTAATTTATCTGAATCCATGAAACCAATAATTAACACTCTTCTAACAGAAGGCAAGATTGAGTTAGATGAATATTTTAAATATATATTAGACGAAACAGGAACTTATATCCCTAAAACAAAAAAAGATGAGTTATAAAGAAGAATACGACAAGTATAACCTATTAGAGAAAGATGTTTTAATAGGTATGTTGATAGAGAAATATAGAGATAAAAAAGTAGGTGCTTTGCAAGGTTTAAAAACAGAACAAAAAACTTGTGCTTTTTATATGGCAGGAACAGATACTTCTTGCAGGTGTATTCATTGCGGAAAGTTAAAATGGGAACATACCGGTTTTTATCAAATGTATTAAAATAATTTAAAAATAATTCTAAATAAATTAGGATATGTCAAAAACATTTTGTATCTTTGTATAAATAAATAAATAATCACTCTGCGTTGCGTGTTCGAATCCTCTTAATGGCATCTTGGAAAGACTCGGAGTAAGGCAGAATAGGATGCTCAAAGCTGCATAATTATCAATTAAAAAAATAAAATGGGAGAAGCAATATATAATCATATAAGACAAGATTTAATTTCGAATCAAAGAGACTTACTTAATATGCAACATTACTACACGCATAAACACAGAAGTAATGACAGACTATTAGATATTAATGTAGCTATATTTAAAGACACTAGAGACACAAATATAGTTCAGATATACGTAGCTGATAAGAATTTTAAAGTAAGAGAGCAATTAGTATTAACTAATTACAGTTCAATAATAGACACAAACGTAATAATAAAAAGAAAATAAGAATATGAAAGACTTGAGAATAAGAGGAGAACAAGTAATGGAAATGAAAACAAAAAATGGTATACTTAACGAAGAAAATGTTAAGCTAGTTCAAGAAACAGTACTATTTAATGCGTTAAGAGAACATAGAGCATTGGTTAAATATAAAAAAGAATATCCGCAAGACGAAGTCACCGAAGTTAAATTTAAAGCAGACTTTATGATTTTAACTACAGATAGATATATGGAGTTATTAGCAATGTCTGGAGAAACTAATTACAAACAATTTAATAAATAATGGAATCATATAAAAGCTCTATAAGAAAGTTTAAACTACAAGAGAAGAAACAAACTAAAAAGCATTTAAAAGAATTTTATAAAGGACTTGATAAAATGGAAGAAATAGCTTCTGAGTTAAGAGAACTTGATGTTGTTTTTACAGAAGATAATTTACAAGAATATGCGACTCCGATATTAGGAAGAGATTTAGATTCAATGGAGAAGTTTGTATTATTGGGAAAGCTTAATTTTAAAAAAGAATTAAACAATGAGTCAATTGATACTTAAATTTGATAGGCTGTCTGATATAAGAGAAATATCTACATGTATAATTCTAGATAAAGAAGAAACGGAAAAATACCATATATTACCAGGGGCATTTAAGGAACTTGACAATGGGTGGATGGAATACATAACATTTGATGGATTACCAAAAATAATAAAACAATCATTAGTAGAAATGTATGTCACAGAAGATAACGTTAAATAACATATATAATTATATATCAGGAAATGCCAACATGATACTTGATAAGGCCGGGATGGTTTCTCAGGCCTTTAAAGAACAAATAGCGTTTAGGCATTTAAAATGTAAAGACGATTGTGTTAAGGCAGGAAAATGCAAGCATTGTGGATGTGGACTTCCGGGAAGGTTCTTTACAGTTAAAAGCTGCAATAATGGAGATAGATTTCCAGACATAATGGAAGAAGAAGAATGGAAACAATACAAAATAGAAAACAAGATTGAATAACACTTACGAAATACCAGAAATGGAATTAAAAGAAATTCTAGATAAAATAGATAAATTTGTTTTAAACATGGAAACATTTAAACTAAAACACTCTAGTTATTCTTACGATATACTATTAAACAACAACAACGACATGTGGTCGGCAAAAATTAAAATAAAAAATGGAAAGCAAGAAGGTAACAGAATACCTGATAGCGCTATCTAAACACCTTCATTACTATAATGTATTATCGCCATTTCCGGTATTTGATACAGAATATATTAAAGACTTAGACAACAAAATTAGGGAGATTAAGGAGAATAAATTAAAAGACTACGACAATGAACCAGTTGTAGCTTGCAAACACTGTAACAGTTTACATATAGTGGTTGATGAAATAGACAATAATGTATGTTTTAGATGCGGATCAGTAAACGATCTAAAAGACTTTAAAAACATATATGAGTACAACGATTACGTACAAAAAAGAAAAAATGAATAATGTTAAAGAAGCTAATATTAATTTAAAATTAAAAGACTTGTTTACTAGATGGCTAGATGTGACTAGAAGTTTTCACAAGCTAAACAATCAACAACAACAAGTACTATCTTTATTGTTATACTATCATTATCAGTACAAAAAAGAAATAACAAACAACAAGATATTATGGAAGATATTGTTTGATTACGACACTAAAATAAAGATAATGGAAGACCCTGTGTTTGGGGAAAAAGGAATGACAAGCAATGGATTGCATAATATACTTACGATATTAAGAAAGAAAAAAATAATAGTGGACGGAGAAATATCAAAAATGTTTATTCCAGAATTAACAAACAATTGTAAAAACTTTAAAATAATATTTAATTTTAATATAGTAGATAATGAATAAAGTTGATGAAGATGCGTTAAAAAAACTTATACATACTATAGGGTTAAAACACAATCTTCAAGACAGTATAATTAATAAAATAGTGAACTCTCCATATAGGTTTGCAAGAGAAACTATTACTAATATTGATATAGAAAATATTAAAGACGAAGATGAATTCAATAAATTAAAAACTAATTTTTTGTTTGCTTATATTGGAAAGTTATATACCAGTTATAGTATATATACAAAAATATTAAAACAAAAAGACAAACTCAAAGAATACCATAATTTAAAACAAAGCAAAAATGAGATTAAGTAAAGAAGATGTTGGGAGCATTATGATTGACTTTCCGTACGAACCTATTTTTAATAAAGTAATTATTACTTTAAATAACTTAGAAATAGATGGAGATCTAGTTCTTTCAGAAAACGTATTGTCAGATAGACAATATCTAGTTGCTGGAGAAATAATTTACAGAGATAAAAAAATATCTCCAGGAGACGAAGTTCTAATCGATATAGAAAGAATGATGGTTCCTGTAAAAACAGAAACAAACAATGCTTACGAAGTAAGAGAACAAATTAAAATAGATCCGCTAGAAGTAAATGGAAACACTTTTGCGATCATTGAAGACAGGTTTATCAAATCAAAAATTTTAAAATAATTATATAAAAATGGAACAAGTAGTAAATGTAATAGAGCAAGCTTTAAATGTAGCTACTCAAAAAGGAGCGTTTGGATTAAAAGATGCGTCTGTTGTAAATCAAGCTTTAGAATTATTAAAGACTCACTTTGAAAAAAAGGACGAAGGAGAGAAAGCGAGTGAAGGAAAGCCTGAAGGGCCTAAAAACAGTCCAAAAAAATAATGAAGTTATTTACAATGATAGACTTTAGCCTCTGCGTCTCTGAAGAGACTTGGGGGCTTTTGCCTTTTAAAGCAATACTGAAAAGAGATAAGTCTAGAAATAAAGAGACTGCTTTTAAAGAAGTTTTGTTCATATATTACTATTCAGACATAAGATCTGACTACGTTTATATAACAGACGACAAGATAAGAAGCAGTGAAATAATAAAAGATATAGGCTTAGATAGCGAATGGAAAGTTGACGACATTATAAAAGAAGCTATAAAGTTTTATGAAAAAATGTCGATAAGTCCAATAGCTAAACTATACAAGAGTTCGTTAAAGTCTGCAGATGATATATCAGATTACCTTCTAAAGACAAATGAATTACTTGATGAAAGAACTAGTAGCGGAGGAACCGTAACTACTTTGCCAATGATTGTTGCGGCAAATAAAGGAATACCAGACATAATGCGTAATCTTAAAACAGCATATAAAGAAGTTTTAAGTGAACAAAAAGAAATGGAAGGAAGAACTAAAGGAAGCAGAACACTTAATGCATTTGAAGATGGATTGCAATATGAATAAAGAAATATATTTTAAAGAAGACGCTAGGCAACTATTATTTAATGGCATTAAAAAATTATCACAAGCGGTAGCTTCTACAATGGGTCCTAACGGAAAGACAGTAATTATATCAAATCAATACGGAGATCCTGAAATAACTAAAGATGGAGTTAAGGTTGCTAGAGAAATAAACTTTAAAAATGCTATAGAGAATATTGGTGCTAAAATAGTAAAAGAAGTTGCTGAGCTACAAGTAGATTTAGCCGGCGACGGAACCACAACAGCAATAGTGTTAGCTAATGCTTTTATACAAAATTTAAAAGATTTTGATTCTAACGAAATAAACAAAGCTTTTGATGAAATTATACCTAAAGTACTAGAGCAACTAAAGTTAAACTCAAGAAAATTAGAGCGTAAAGACATTAAATATCTTGCTAGTATATCAGCTAATAATGATATACATATTGGAGAGATTATACAACAAGCTTATAATCACGCAAGTATAATTAAAGTAGAAGAAAGCAATGACAATGAAGATTCTTTAGAATTAATAGATGGAATGTCATTACCGGTATCTTATTTTTCAAAACACTTTATAAATACAAATAAAAAAGCAGAGTGTAATTTTGAAGAGCCATACGTATTGTTAATAGATGGTAAATTAGAAAATCTTAAACCATTCGAAGCTCCAATTAAAAAAATAGCAGAAAACAACGAATGCTTATTAATAATAACAGAGGCTTTATCTGAAAATATATTAAGATTATTAGAATCTAATGTTTTAAGCGGGTCTTTAAAATTATGCGTAATAAAATCTCCAGGATTTTCTCAATACAGAAAAGATTTACTTATGGACATTGCAGACTTCGCTGGAGCTGATTTAATAAGCAATTTTAACAAGCAATATAGTATAGAGTCTCTAGGTAGGTTAAAGTCTCTAAAAGTAACTAAAAACAATAGTATATTAGTTAAGCATAAAGACGTAGATATTAGAGAATACATAGAAGATTTAAAAGCTTTATCAAAACTTAAAGAACTAACCAAACAAGACAAAGAGTTAATAGAGCAAAGAATAACAAATCTTACAGGTAAGATATCTATAATTAAAGTTGGTGGCGGTTCTGAAATAGAAATGAAAGAACGTAAAGACAGATATGACGACGCTGTATTAGCTACAGCTTGTGCGCTAGAAGAAGGTGTAGTACTCGGGGGTGGATGGGGATTAATGGATGCTGGACTTACATTAGGAAAAAACATTAATTTAAAAGAAGATAATACAATTGAATCTTTTATTTATAATAGTATTATGAAACCACAATGGCAAATTATGCAAAATGGAAATAAAGTTGTAAACGTTAAACCAAGATGGAACGACAATATTATAGATCCGCTTAAAGTTACTAGATATGCATTAGAAAACGCAGTGTCTGTAGCTAAAACAATACTATCTACAGAGACTGTTGTACTTAATGAAAGACAATGGACTTAAATAATTTAAACAAGCATCAAACATCTATTGAACTTTATAGAGAGATGCTTGAAAAAAAAGAAATTCCAAAAGAAGTTTATGAGCAATTAATAGAATATATATCTAGTGTAAAATTTATACAAAATTTAATATCTTCAGAAAAAGAAAGAGGATTTTGTAAAGATAGGCCTAGGGAAAATGAATTTTACAAAGATGGAAGGGTAAGTGTAGATTTAACTAATCCACACATATTAGAAGATATGGATTACTTTAGACAGCCTGCTATATTTTTTGAAAAGAACGGCAAGTACACTAACATACCTCAAAATTCTAATCCTAAATCAGAGTTTGCTCAACACTGGAAAGATGAACTTTATAAATGGAAACACGGAGTAGTAAGAGAGTCGGACGGAGAATGGATTCCTGGAACTCTATATTTTTACTGGAATTATAGCCCTATATGGCTCGTAGAAACGGTTGGTTTAAAATCTGAAAATAAAAAAACAAAAGGTGAACGTGTAAAGAAATTTGCTAAGCCATGGCTTGGAGATTATCTATATTTTCATTATACACAACAAGCAAAAGATAATGGTCAACATGGTAAAGTGCTCAAGACTAGAGGGATTGGGTTTAGTTTTAAAAATGCTTCTGAGTCTCCTAGGAATATGTACGTTTATCCAGGCTCAGGAAATCCTAACTTTCATCTTGCATCGGACAAGACGTTTTTATCTGGAGATAAAGGTATATGGGGAAAAATTCTTGACACATTAGATTGGATAGGAGAGCATACTCCTTTAGGAAAAAATAGATTAGTGGATGGTAAAAAAGCAATGGAACTACAGCTTGGATACCTAGACGAATATGGATTAAGAAAAGGAAACTTATCCTCTATATTTGGAATATCTCTCAAAGACAATCCTGACAAAGCAAGGGGTATTCGCGGACCGTTAATTCATTACGAAGAAGATGGTTTATTTAATAATCTTGAAAAAGCTTGGAATGTTAATAGAAAAGCGGTTGAGGATGGTGACGTAGCTTTTGGATTCATGTTAGCTGGAGGTACTGGAGGTACAATGGGAGCTTCTTTTGCCGGTTCTGAAAAACTATTTTATAAACCAAGCGCTTATAATATATATCCTCTTAAAAATGTTTTTGATAAAAATACAAATGGAGAGAGTTCGTGTTCGTTTTTTTGGGGCGCATACTTAAATCGTAATGGTTGTTATGAAGATAAAAATGGAGAACCAGATGTAGTAAAAGCGTTAGTCGAGATACTAACAGACAGATACTTAGTTAAATACAGTTCTTCTGAATCTACAGCTATTACTCAAAAGAAAGCAGAGGAACCAATAACTCCTCAAGAAGCTGTGATGAGAACCGAAGGAACTATGTTTCCTGTGTCGGATTTAAAAGAATATCTTGAAAGCATAGCTCCTAAAAAAGAATCGTTTTTAGCAGAACACTATGTAGGAGAACTTGTTTTAAACAATTCAGGAGATGTGGAATGGCGGCCAAATTCAGATTTAAGTCCGTTAAGATCTTACGATTCTTCTGACAATAATAGAACTGGTTGTTTAGAGATATTTGAAATGCCTCGTAAAAATGCTCAAGGAGAAATACAAAGAGGAAGGTATATAGCCGGAATTGACCCTATTGACTCTGATACAGGCGGTTCGTTGTTTAGTATTAAAATAATGGATTTATTTGTTGACAGGATTGTTGCTGAATATTCTGGAAGACCAAGACTAGCGAATGAAGCTTATGAAATAGCATTAAGAACTTTAAGGTTTTATAATGCAGAAGCTAATTACGAATCAAATTTAAAAGGATTGTTTAGTTATTTTGATAGTAAAAACTGTTTACATTACCTAGCAGACGTACCGCAAGTATTAAAAGATATGGATATGGTTAAAGCTACTAATCTATATGGAAATAAAGCAAAAGGAACTCATGCTAATGCAAAAATAAATAGTTGGGGAAGAATGCTTCAGGCCGAATGGATGAAAACAAAAGCTCATGGAGACGATGACGATGAAAGGCTTAACATGCACAGGTTGAGAAGCATACCTTATGTAGAAGAGTGTATTGCCTGGAATAGCGATGGAAACTTTGATAGGGTTTCTGCGGCAGGCATGCTGTTCATACTTAGAGAAGACAGGATTAAAAGAACCGCAGTAGCTAAAGGTAATCAAGATAAAAAGATAACAAACGCTTCTGCCGACAACTTTTTTAATAAGAATTATAAACCAATACAAAATAACAATTGGCAATAAAATGCTATTACGTAATATAGAAAAATACAAAATAAATCAATATTTATATTGATTATGGATTTATAATTCGTATATTTGCTAGTTAGCAATATAATTATAATTAAATATATAAAATATGGAAGGTCCAAGAATTAACAATCTAGTCTTACCTAGACAAAGATTACCTTATAGCAAAAAGGACAGACAATGGAGAGAAGACAATGTTAATTATGGAGACAGACATTCTTTTTACAACAATGAAAGAGTAAGAAAGAGTCTTCAAAATAAAATAATAAATTTAAATTTATACAACGGAGTTATTGACATTAGAGATTTAACAAACGTTGTTAATCCAAATCAAATAGACGCTAGCTTCGTTCCTGATAACTTACCTCACCATCCAATAATTGTTCCAAAAATAGATCTATTAGTTGGAGAAGAAATTAAAAGAAGATTTGATTGGGCTTGTATAGTTACAAATCCTGATGCAATAACTATGAAAGAAGAAGATAAAAAGAAATTTTTATTTCAAAAACTTAGTGAAATGTATAGCAGTAACTATTCTGATAAAGAACTAGAGCAAAAACTAAAAGACCTTGAAAAATACATGAAGTATAATTGGCAAGATCTTAGAGAAAAAATGGCTAATCAAATACTTAAGCATTATTCACAAGAGCAAAGATTTGATAAAACATTCTCTGAAGGGTTTAAGGATGCTTTAATATTTGGAGAAGAAATATATCAGTGTGATATAGTTAACGACGAACCTGTAATGTTTAAGTTAAATCCATTAAAAGTTCATTCTGTAAAATCTGGTAATTCAGATAAATTAGAAGATTCTTCTATTATAATCATACAAGATCACTGGTCTCCAAACAAAATTATAGACGTATATCATGACGAACTAAAACCTGAAGATATAGATTATATAATGGAGTACAGCACTACATCTTCTAAAGGATCTTATTCTGACGATCAGAATAATCATGTATTGTTAAGAGACGCTTTAAATACAGGTGTTGAAGGAATGTACGACACTATATTTAATTTAGCTGAATTAAATGGTCATTTCTTTGGATCAAACTATACTGATGATACCGGAAACATAAGAGTATTTAAATTGTTTTGGAAATCTATTAAGTTGATAAAACAAGTAAAATATTATGACGAAATGGGTGAAGAGCAATATAAAATTGCTTCAGAAGAATATATAGCTGATAAAGATAGAGGTGAAGAAATTAAAGAAATGTGGGTTAATGAATTTTGGGAAGGCGTAAAAATAGGTAAAGATATTTACTTAAACATAAAACCTAGAAAGATTCAGTATAACAAGGTACATAATCCTTCTTATTGTCATGCCGGTATAATAGGTCAAATATATAACACTAATCAATCAAAAGCTGTATCGTTAGTTGACAGATGTAAAAACTATCAGTATATGTATGATGTACTATGGGATAGATTAAATAAAGCTATATCCACTAATTACGGTAAGATATTTGAATTAGATATTGCTAAAGTGCCAGAAAACTGGGAAGTTGAAAAATGGATGCACTTTGCTGTTGTTAATAAAATAGCTGTAATAGATTCATTCAAAGAAGGTAATCAAGGAGCTTCTACTGGTAAACTAGCAGGGTCAATGAATACTCAAGGAGGTCGTGTTATGGATATGGAAACAGGATCTTATATTCAACAACACATACAGTTATTAGAGTTTATCAAAATGGAAATGGGCGAAATCGCTGGCGTTTCTGCTCAACGTCAAGGTCAAATAGAAAACAGAGAAACTGTTGGCGGTGTAGAAAGATCTGTAAATCAATCATCACACATTACTGAATATTGGTTTATGCAACACGAGCAATGTAAAATACGTGTTCTTGAATGCTTTTTAGAAACAGCTAAAGTTGCTTTAAAAGGAAAAAACCTTAAAGTTCAAAACATACTTGACGATCAGTCTGTTGAAATATTGAACATAGAAGGAGAAACTTTTTCTGAAAACGATTATGGCTTAGTAATAACTTCTAGCTCTAAAACGGCTGAACTAGAGCAAATGATAAAATCAAACGCTCAAGCATTTATACAAAATGGAGGGTCCTTATCTACTATAATGGATATTTATTTTAGTCCTTCGTTGTCTGACATGAGAAGAAGATTAGAAGATGCTGAAGAACAATTACATCAACGTCAATCAGAAGCTTCACAACAGGCTAATGAAACTCAGCAAGCTGCAAACAAAGCCTCTCAAGAATTAGAGATTCAAAAACTTCAATTAGAAGATACTATATCTCAAAGGGAAGACGCTACTAAACGATATGTAGCTGAGCTTGCAAAGTCTATAGGAGAAAGTGACGCTGTTGATTCTGAAGACGGAATTGAAAACCCTTTAGAAAGAGATAAGTTTAACTTAGATATAGAAAAAGCAAAAGCCGATCAAGTAGCTAAAATGAAGTCTTTAGATCAAGATATGATTAAGCATAAAGACCAAATGAAAGCTAAGGAAGTAGATCAATCTATAAATAGAATAAAAAAGAAGTCTACATAAATTAGCATAAAATGCTATTACTTAATATAAAATAATTAAAAATAAATTAACTTTTTATTGTATTTAACATATAAAAAGATTATATTTGTACTTTATAAATTAAACGGGGAGAAATAATGGAAGGAAATGAACAAACAATGGATATATTTGGTTCCGGAATGGAATTAAATTTAGACTATAATAACTATGAACAAGATTTTGATACCGACCCGTCCGACAGTAGTATTGAGGACGGAGACGGAGATACAGATTTAGAAAAAAATAACCCTATTGAGGAGAATGATCCGGAGAGCGTAGATGGGGAAGAAGACGAAAATAACGAAGAGGATGAGTCTGATGTAGATTCTTCTCCCAACTTGTATTCTTCCATCTCAAATGTTCTTTTTGAACAAGGAATCATTCCTTCGTTAGAGTCTTCTGAAAACATTAAGACATCTGATGATTTTGTAAATGCTCTTAAAAAAGAGATAGACGTTCAGACAGCAAATAAGCTTGAAGAATATTTACAAAATTTAGATCTTAATAAAATTGCAGTTTCTAGAAAAACTCAACTAGAGTTGTCTAACATTGATGAAGATTATTTAAAAGATAATCTAGATGTAGCTAAAGACATAATATTTAGAGATTACATTAATCAAGGCCTTTCAGAAGAGAGAGCTACGAAGTTACTTAGAAAGACGATTGACTTAGGTGAAGATATGGTTATTGAAGATGCTCTTGAATCAGCTCAAAGTTTAAAAGAATTTGAAGCAAGATCAGAACAACAAGAAAGAGTCAGATATACTCAACAATTAGCTGAGCAAGCTGCTGAACAGGAAAATATTAATAATGCTATTAAGAATACTATATATAGTTCTAAAGAAGTAATTAATGGATTGCCTAACACAAAAGCTTTACAGGACAGGGTCTTTAAAAGCATGACTGAAGTCGTTTCTAAAAATCCAACTACAGGAGAAATGCAAAATAAATTCATGCAAAGCAGATCTGCTAATCCGATAGAGTTTGATACAAAGATGTATTATCTTTACGAACTAACTAATGGATTTAACGATTTGTCTAGCATATCAAAAACAGTAACTTCTAAAGCTGTAAAAAATTTAGAAAAAGTGCTTAGAAAAACAAGATTTGAAGATAACGGCACTCCTGATTATCTACAAGATCCGCCAAGTTATGGAGGTATTGGGACAGAACTTGTTTACTAAGTAAAAACAATATTAATAATTAAAACAAAAAAACTATGTCTTTAGGGAAGTTTGTAATGACCAAAGGTAAAGCTTGGTCTGGCTTGACGCTAAAAAATCACATCGGTGCTATCTTCGGATCTCAACCACAATTAGTATCACCGTTAACAACCGTGTTGCTTCAAAGTTCAGGAATGAAAAACTTAGATACAACTTTGTCTTTGTTCCCTGAAAAAGTATTAAATACCGCAGATGACTTTGTTTGGAAAGTTGTTGGTTCTGACGAGAGAAACATTCCTCTTGTTGAAGCTAGAGCTTTTGGAGCGGTAGTTGATACAAATACTGTAGGCGTTGGTATTGCTCGTAGTAAATTCGAGTTGGTATTTGCTGAAAAATGGTTTACTGCAATGCACGTAATTGCAGGTCCTCGTCCAGATGTTTATCAAATAAGAATTACTGAAGAGCCTTATGAAGAAGGTTCTAATTATGTTTACTCATGTGAAGCATGGGGTGGACAAGAATCATTAGCTGGTATTCCTGGAGATGAGCTTTTACCTGGAAACAGATTCAGTATTGAATCTGCTTACACAGAAGACGAGCTTTCTACAAGAGGTGCTGGTATTCAATTTACTTCTCCTTATTTAATGAGAAATTCAATCTCTACACTTCGTATGGAACACAAGGTTTCTGGAGCTATGATTGATGTTAAAGTTGAGCCTGTATATTTTGCAGGTATTGAAACTCGTGATCCAAATACAGGAAAAGTACATAAATCAACAACTTGGATGCAAGAGGTTTACTGGCAGTTTGAAAAAGCATTGTCACGTATCAAATCTCGTACCATTATGTTTGGAAAAACTAACCGTGATGAAAATGGTCGTTTCTTGAACAAAGGGGCTTCTAATATTGAAATTAAAGCCGGTTCAGGAATTCGTGAGCAAATGGAAGTATCTAATACTATTTCTTACAACAGATTCTCAATGCGTCTTTTGGAAGACGTTCTTTCTGAGTTATCAGAAGGTAAATTGGATTTTGACGAAAGAAAATTCATGCTACGTACAGGAGAAAGAGGTGCTGCTCAATTTAACAGAGCCGCAACTGCTGCTGCGTCAGGATGGAAATCAATGTTCGATAATACTAATCAAAATGCAATTAAAGGAGTTTCTTCTAAATTCCATGACAATTCATTCCAAGGAGGATTCCAATTCACGGAATGGAGAGCTCCTAATAATATTCATATTATGTTGGAAGTTGATCCAATGTATGATGATAAAGTTCGTAACAAAATTCTTCATCCAGATGGAGGGGTTGCTGAATCTTACAGATATGATATCTTGTATATCGGATCTATGGAAGAGCCAAATATCCAAAAAATCAAAGTACGTGGTGATGATGAGTTAAGAGGTTATATGGCAGGTATTCGTGATCCTTTCTCTGGACGTAGAGGAGGAATCATGCAGTTGATGGAAGACTCAGCTACAATGACTGCTATGTGCGGAACAGGAGCGATGGTAAAAGATCCTTCTCGTACAGCTTCATTAATTCCTGCATTGTTAGGATAATATTAAAACAGAACTTAGTCTAGACAATCTGAAAAGATAGGACGAGAGTTTAGACAGTTTTATAAAGGCTTTTAAGGGTGTGCCTAAAACACCCTTTATTTTTTTAAAAACTAAAAGGGAGAATTATAATGGAAGTAAAAGAAAGTAAGTTTACATTACCTGAAACAGTTGTTACGGTAAAGTATATTAAAAGAAAAAAAGGTATGGCATCTAACGTTGGTGAAGATCACGTTATATCTGGAGGGATGCTTAATGGTTCAGTGAAGAAATTTCAAGCTCCATTACTAAAAAACAATTCTATAGCCAATGTATTGACTAAGGAAGAAAAAGAATATCTAGAAAGCACTACAGGATTGGATCTTTCTGTTTATGGAGACTTTTGGTATGATCACCAAGTGTCTTTGTATAAGGATGATAATTTACTTAATTTAAGTAATCCAATAGATTATATCTCTTACAAAATACTTACGTATTTAAAAAATGATATAGCGCCAAGCTGGGCTGAAAGAAATTTAAAACAAACTTATCAATTTGTAATAACTTCTGCCGATGAAGAGTTGACAGAAAAGAAAGCTGGATTTGATAATAAAAAAGAAGCTTTTAAACTTTACGGAAAAATTGAAGAAGATAAAGATAAGTTAATTGGTATTCTAGCAATACTTACTAACAAACCAATTTCAAAAGAAACTACTTTAAAATGGATACAAACTAAAGTAGAACAGTTTATCGATGAAAAACCAGAATCATTTGTAATTTTAATGAAAGACAAATCGTTAGATACAAAATTCTTAATTAACGATGCTGTTGAAAAAGGAGTTATCATTAAAACAGGAAATAAGTATTCTACTAATGACGGTTTAGACTTATGTGAAAATAGTCAAATACCAACATTTGAAAATGCTATTACATATATAGATAATCCAAAACACCAAGACGTAAGATCTTTTATAGAGGCTAAATTGCTTGGTAATAAAAAATAATAATAATTGACAACACAAGAACTAAAGAATGAATTTTTAATTCATTATAACGCAATAGCTACTAATTCCGCTCCTGGTCTTGACGACTACGAGATAAGCGTCTTCTTAACTAAAGCGCAATTAGAATTAGTTAAAAATTATTATAATCCAGACGGAAATAAGTATAAAAAAGGATTTGAGAATTCAGAAAAAAGAAGAGTTGATTTAAAGGAACTTGTCAAAGATAACAAGTCTACACAAATTGTAACTTCAACATCTAAGCTACACAAAGATTCTAAATTTTTTAAAATACCTGACGATGTCTTTCTTATTGTTTATGACGAAGCTACAATATCTAGTACAGATTGCTATAACGGAAACGTTCTAAATGTAATAGTAAAAACGCATGATGAATTTACAATACAAATAAATAATCCTTTTAAAAAGCCTGACAGCTCAACTGTTTGGAGAATTGATATTTCTAAAATAGGAGCAGATAGAGTAGTGGAACTAATAAGCCCATATACAATAGCTGAGTATCATTTAAGATATATAATGTTCCCTCCACCAATTATTATCTCTACACTGTCTTCAACATTTCCTGGAGAAGGATTAAGCATAGACGGAGTTACTACAGCTCAAACATGTGTGTTAGACAAGGAGTTTCATAGAGAAATAATAGATAGAGCTGTTGAATTAGCTTTAAGGGATTATAAACCGTCTAATTTAGAAAGTAAGGTTCAATTAGATCAACGAAACGAATAATAATAAATAAAATATAAATTATGTACGGACCAAATCAAGTTGGTGAATTAATTATAGGTAATGCTGTAGCGTCACAAACAACAGCAAAAACGTTTATAGCATCAGCTGCTGATAAACAAATAAAAGCTCTTTCTGAATCTGGAATAATTGTTTCAGACGGAACTCCTTTTAATTTCCTTCAAAAAACATCAGGCGATGCTTCTAAAGGACTTAACTATGAGTTTTCTGACGTTATTGATCCATCTAAAATAGATAAAGTTACATTAAAAGCTTATGCTGCTGAAGTTCAAAAAGTAAATACAATTACAGTCGGAACAGCTACTGCTAATACAACTTACGAAATTGAAGTTAGATTGTATAATGATGGAGGTTCTTTATCTCCTGAAAATTTTGCAATTATCCAAGGATTTTACGTAACTGGAGTATCTGCAGAAACAACTACTGCTATTAAAGACGGATTACTTCTTTCTTTACAAAAAAACCTTATTAAAAGAGGTAATTTTGAATTAGATGTAGTGTCTACAGGAGCTTCAACTTTTACTATAACAAGTAAAGTTCAAAAAGTCGTTGCTGGTAAATTAATTGGAAAACAAATAGAATTTGATGTATTAGGAAAATCTTATTCAAATACTTACGACACTACTCAACCATCTATAAACGGAGGTTTGGTAACTGTAGCGTTAACTACTGCTGCGTTTCCTGGATCAGGAACTGGTAAATTTGCAGTTAATTTCGAATGGTTTGTTAAAGGAATGAAATATGAAGTTTATCGTCAAACGGGTTATCCTGCTGACTTTGGAACTCCTTATTACGCTTCTGCGGCCGGAGTTTACAATGTAATTCAAATTAGATATTACTCAGAAAGAAAACAAACTTCAATCGAACGTCAATATAAAGTACTTACTATCTTAGTAGATAAAGTTACTGATACACCTGCAAACAATGCAGCTACTAACTCAGTTCTTGCTGACTTACGTACGGCAATTGGAACAAGAGCTTCTGTACCTGCTAACTTAGCTGTAGTATAATATTAAAATAACAATACCTAAAAGGGAGAGAGATATAAAAAACTCTCTTCCTTTTTTTTTGCACAAATATGAAATACTCAAATAATAATTTAAATATAATAATATGGCGATAGTTATCGACAATTTTGAAATAATAACAAACGGAACACAGTTAGCCATTGAAGTTCATACTGAGCTTACTTATAATATTTCTTCTATTTTAGTATGGACGATGCTTGATTATAAAGATTATTCCTTGGCTATAGATTTAGCTCCTTACCTTTTAAAGGTAAATGAAAAAGAAACATTGATGATAAACGCAACTGATTTTGGATTAACTATATTTAAAGATATAGTTTACATGGAGGTTGAAAGTACATTTATAGATGTTCCTGGATGTCAGGACTGTCAATCGCCAACAACAGGAGTTACATACAACTTAACTCCATACTATTATTGTTTGTTAAGTTTTTTACTTCAATTAGAAATAACTAATTGCGTAGATTGCGACAAGAACAAATCAAATCAAATGGTTATAACTATTAACATGTTAATAGATAATGTTATAAAAGCTTTACAAATAGGATATTACACTCAAGCCTCTCAAATGGTTACTAAGTTACAAAAATTATGTACGCTTACTCCATGTACTGATTGCGTGCCAATAGATTGTTCTACTTGTAGCGGATATATACAATCATAATAAAGTATGACTGAAATAAACGAAAAAGGACATACTTCAGTAATAATAGGGTCTCTTGAAAAAACATATAGAAAAGCTCGTTTAACAGGCAAACTAAATTCAAATGACCCATATATACTAGAAGCTATATATAAGCTGTTAGGAGCGTGCTATACGTCTTTATCGCAGCCAAATAGAAGAACTTTAATATTACTATATAATAGAATATTGACAACCTCTAAAAATACATGCATGCCTATGGTTTTAGAACAAGACAAAAGAAGTCCTAAACCACAATTTATACAATCTGAATTTTTAGATTGCAATACATATACTTCTTATCAAAAAATATTTTATTGGCAAGAGGCCGATTATTACACTACGAATTCAAATGTAGTTACAAAAGTTGATGACAATGGTTTTTTAAAGTCTAAACAAAGCGATTCTTTAACTGTTTTTAGCTCAGGAAAAAATATTCCTTACGAAAATATAGGAAGAATATGCTTTGCGATAACAGATACTAAAAGCACGTCTACCTTTAACATATTAAATTCATTAAACATAGACGTAACATCTGGATTTACTAAAACATTTATAGATAATATAAATACAACTTTATTCGTATCAACAAACGTTTATTCATACGGAAGTATATTGTTTAAAATAAATAAACTAACATAATGTCAGACTATTCAAATATACCATTAGGTTTAAAAATAACAACTCAAATACCATTAGATGTTAAAACATACATAAAAGACGAAGCATCGTTAATAGATTTAGGTCTCAATAATAATTTAGCATTTACATATGTAAAAGGAATGTCTTTTTATTGCATAGCTGAAGGAACAAGATATGAATGGAGGCCTGCTATAGGAGCTGAATCTGGCTTAATGGCGTCAAACTTTACTTATCCTGCAAACATAGAATCTTTTGGAATAATATACTCAAATGTTCAATATAATTTTTTTAGTTCAAGCACTTCTGCTTCTGGATTACAGCAAGTTTTAAATGTAAGTAATTCTGCATTAGAAAAAGATATAACTCTTGTTTCTAATACTACAGTATCGTCTGTGTTAAGTCCAATTGAATTAAACTTTAATCACCCAATAGCAAATTTATCATTAGCATATCAATCTAATGGAATATTTTCTTTTAATCAAAATGCTAAAGCAGGAAATTATACTGGACTTCAATTTCCGGTTAATACAGGAAACAATGTTATTTTTCAAACCCCATTAATTGCGGCAGGAACTTATACTTTAGCTACTACTGACGAAGTAAATGCAATTGATTTGCAGAAAGTCATTAATGTTGGAGGTTATGCAGAATTAGGAGACCCAAACAGCAGTATTGAATTTGCAAGCAGTGTTGATGATATAACTGACAGAGAAGTTAATTTGAAAATAGGGACTGCGATAGAAGTTAATGATTTGCAAATAGATTATATTAGAGCGGGTCTAAATAGCTCAAACTATGAGTTAGGCAATTACGCAAGTATAAAAGCTGAGAACCAAAATGTATTTTTAAATGTAAAAGCAGGAGCTTACGGAACAACAATCACATCTTTAAAACCATTAATAGATACTACGCTAAACTTCCCCGCTAAAACAGTAGCAGGAACTTATACAATTTCTACTCTTGACGACATTACTTTTGAAAAAACAGGAACAGGGGTATTCTTAAGAGGAAGAACTACAGCTAATTACGGAACTCCAGGAAACAGGTCTTTTGATGTAAGTTATGCTTTCACTCCTTCTGCAGGAACTCCCTACGGAGCTACAGGTTCTTATTCTTTTGCAGTAGGAAGCAGAGTTAGCTCTAGTGGATACAATGCTGCTTCTTTTGGCTATCTTATTGATAATGGAGGAATAGGAAGTTTTAACTCTGGATACAATCTGTATGATAGAGGTTATACTAATTTCTTAGCAGGAGTTGGCCACAATGTAACTTCTATGAATGCTGCAGTAATAGGGCAAGCTGCTAACATTATTAATGAAGGAACAACAGATTGGAATGCTTATCCAACTAAAGCCTTATTTACAATAGGTAATGGTACTATACAAAATGCAGACAATTTTTATACAGTTCTTTCTAGAAGTGATGCTTTTAAAGTAAGATTTAATGGTTCAGTAGAAGCTCCTAGTTTAACTACAGCTTTAATTTCTGCTGATGTTACAGGAAAGATATTAATAACGAAAGAGTATTTAAGTAACACTCAAAATCTTCAAAAAGTTATAAATTATCCTGCCGACTTTACAGGGACTAATTACACATTAACCAGTGTAGACATGGGTTATTCTATAATAGTAAATAATTCAACTACCGCAGTAACAATAACAATACCTACAGGACTTACGTCTAAAATTAATGTTGGATTTATTCAACAAGGAACAGCAGATGTTTCTTTTGTTTCTTCTGGAACAACTATAAACACACCTGTCGGCTTAAAAATAAAAGGTCAAAATTATAATGCTTATATTGAAAAAGTAGGAGTTACTGAAACTTATCAATTACTAGGCAATTTAAAAATATAAATATGTGGAATTTTAAAAAAGATGTTTACAGTACTGAAGACTTTGTAGATATAATTCCTGGAATATATCAATATTTTGTAAACCTATCTGAGTCAAACGGAGGGGCTTCATCTAGTTGTTCAGGAACAACAATATATCCAGTATGGACAAATGAGTTGCTTCTAAGCGACGTGGTTGTTAGTTCTGTACTGTATTCTGACTCAGCATTAGCTAATCCTTGGATAGGTCAAGATGAATGGTATGGAATTAATTCTTCTTACGGTAATACTCCTTTAAAAAGTTTGCAAATAGACAACTTAGGAGTGGTTACAACGACAAGTAGTTGTTATGTTCCTCCTCCTTCGTATTACGCAAAGAATATTAGTAATAGTACGCCATCGTTGCCTTGCGGATCTCCGTCTATACCGGTTACTTATCCTATAGAAGTATTTACATCTGTACAATATCCTCAAATAAACGATTACTTCTACACTTCTTCAGACTTATCTACAGGATATCCTGGAGATGGAACTTATTATTGGACATCTATTGCTTTTGGATATCAAATTGACAGTAATGGTAAAATAACAAATATGATAGATTGTTCTTAATATAATCGTTAAATAAACTATTAATTAAATAGTAAAATAAAAAATTATGACAATAGAATGCAATGAAATATCACAAACAATAAATGAACTTTTGATTTCATTTCAAGATTGTAAAAAAATATTAAACTCAGACTTAAGAAAATTAGTAGAATTAATATCCGCAGTTAACACATGTGCTAATGGAGGTCCTAATTACGACACTTTAGTTCAAGAAACTTACGAACCAATAAGTAGTCAGTTAGTTGTCTACCCAATAAATACATTTCATTCAATTACAATTATAATTGTTTCTGGAAGTATTGTTTATAATACGTTTACTTTTACAGCAGGAACTACTCAAAACATAGAAGTAACAACTTTAAATCAAACAGAAATATCTTTTGTTGCGAATCCAGGAAGTAAAGTTTTAGTTGAATATTTAAAAGAGACAGTATAATGGCAAAAATAACAACAACATTATCTAGTTCTGGAACAAAAGTTCACAACGAATTAAATGGATTAAATGAAGGTGATTATCTTCATTTAACACAAGCTGAAAAAGATAGTTTTGCTATTGATTCAAATGTTGTTCATATATCTGGAAAAGAAACTATAATTGATACAAAAACATTTGCTAATGGTATAATAACAAATTACGAACAATTTGACACGACATTAGCACAAACTAACGCTGTTGGTAAGTTAAAATGGAATGACGTTGATGGAACATTAGAGCTTGGCTTAAAAGGTGGTAATGTAACACTACAACTCGGTCAAGAGCAAATTATTAGAGTTGTAAATAAAACTTCATCTAATTTAACAGAAGCTGGATATGAAGCTGTTTATATATCTGGAGCCCAAGGTCAAAGATTGAAAGTTGATTTGGCATTAGCTAATAGCGATTTGACATCAATAGGAACTTTAGGAATAGTAACGGAAAATATATCTGTAAATCAGGAAGGCTTTGTAACATCAAATGGATTAGTTAGGGGAATAAATACAACTGGTTCGCTACAAGGTGAGACTTGGCATGATGGAGATGTATTGTATTTGTCTCCGTTAGTTGCAGGAAGACTTACTAATATAGAACCAATAGCTCCTCAACACACAGTACATATGGGTATATGTGTTCATGCGCATCAAACTCAAGGAACAATTTTTGTAAAAGTAACGAACGGTTATGAAATAGAAGAGTTGCACAACGTGTTAATATCTTTATTATCTAATAATGACGGATTGTTTTATGATTCAGTTTCTAAGTTATGGAAAAATAAGTCAATAACTACTGTTTTAGGATATATTCCTGAAAACTTAGCTAATAAACAAAACTCTTTAACAGTAGATGGTACTGGAACTAAATACCCGACGATAGATATACTTAATAATGCTATATCAACAATAAATACATCTATTGATAATTTTAAAGATAAAAATTATATACATTATCAAATTTCAACATCAAATACATGGATTGTTGTTCATAATTTAAAAAAATACCCATCAGTGTCAGTAGTTGATTCTGGAAATAATCTAGTAATAGGAGATTGTATTTACAACTCAATTGACCAATTAACAATAACGTTTACAGCTTCTTTTTCAGGAAAAGCATATATAAACTAACAAAAAAATAAAAAATGAAATATTTATCTAATATTGATTTAAATTACAATCAATTACAAAACGCAAGGTTACATCCGATTGGAACTGCTCCTGCAGCACCACAAGAAGGTCAAATTTATTTTAACTCTTCTGTTGGTGATAAAAAAATGTACTATCACAATGGTACTGAATGGATAACACTTACGTCAGATACTGATAATTATGTAGATTCATTATCATTTAATAGTGCAACAGGTGTTTTGACTCTTGGTCAAACAGGAGTTATATCAGATATTACAGCTTCTTTAGATGGTAGATATTTAACTCAGCACCCAACAATTATTGCAGCTTCTTCTGCAAACAATTCGGGAAGAACGTATATACAAGATATTACATTAGATGCTAATGGGCATATTACTGGAATTGTATCAGCAACAGAAACTGTTATCGATACAGATACACATTGGACATCTAAAAATATTATAGGCCCATTAACTACTTCTGTAGCTAATGGAGTTACAACAAATACAACTACTTGGTTAAACCATATTGAAAATGGAGCTGTAACTTCTACACATAAAATATCAGGTGCGGGAGCTACAACTCTTGTTGCAGATGCTAGTGGAAATATTACAATCACATCTACAGATACAAATACAACTTATACCGCTAACAACGGAATAACTTTAACTGGAACAGTTTTTGGTCACACTAATACAATTACAGCAAGTAATTTTGGAGACGCAGGAATAACAAGAACATTAGCGTTTGGAGAAACATTTGTAGTTCCTTATGTTACATATGATGCTTATGGTCATATTTCGACAAAGAGTAATTTAACTCTTACACTACCAGCTAATGTAGATACAAATTGGTACCCAACAACATTTGCTTGGGCCGCAGGAACTACAGCAGGTCCTACAGGTTCTTTAACTGGTGTAGGAATGTCTGCAGTATCTTATGGAGCAATACCATCAGCGTCTGGGACAAATTCAGGTATAGTAACAAATGGAACTCAAACATTTGCTGGAGATAAAACGTTTTCAAACAATGTTATAATTACAGGAAACTTAACAGTTAGTGGAACTGTAACAACAGTTAATACGGAAACAATAAATCTTGCAGATAATTTAATTACATTAAACAGTAATTATACAGGAGCAACTCCAACTGAAAATGGAGGTATAGAAATAGAGAGAGGTACTTTAGCAAATTCTTCATTAATATGGAATGAAACTACTGATAAATGGCAAGTCTCAGCAGACAGTATAACTTTTTATGATATAGTTACATCTGCACAAAGTTTTTCGACTAGTATAGGTAATGGGGTTCTAACAACAATACCAGTAGCTCACAATTTAGGAACTAGAGACGTTATTGTACAGTTATTCGACATGAGTTCATACGATACTGTATTTGCAGACGTTGTTAGAACAGATGCAAATACGGTTACGCTTCTTTTTGCTGTAGCTCCAACAACAAATAATATTAGAGTTCTTGTTACTAAAATAGGTTCTTCTATAACATAATATAATATATATGTCACAAATATTTAATACAAGTTTAGATATAAAAGGAAATGTTTTAGTAAGCGGTACCATCTCTAAAGTAGGTGGTACTTCTTCTCAATTTTTAAAAGCAGATGGTAGTGTAGATAGCTCTACATATCAAACTGTTGGAGCTACACATTATATAGGTACAACTTCAATTGCAAACAATAGAGCAAGTGCTGCACAAACATTAACAGGTGTAAATATAAACGGTTCCATCGATAGACAAAGTAACAACACAATTACAGATTTAAATATAGTATCTACTGAAAATGGTGTGTTGCGATTTGACACATTTGCGGGTACAGCAACTAATAAACCAGTAAGTGTAAATAATGCTAACGGAGTTATATCAATGTTTACTAATCATGGGACTCAATATGGTAAACAAATAGCATTTGCTACAGATGATGACTTATACATACGAAATTTAAACGGTGGTATATATCAGACATGGAGAAAAATATGGCACAATGGAAATTTCACTAATTTAAACCAATTAACTACAAGGAATTTCTCAGACCTTCAAAATAAGCCAACAACAATTGCTGGTTATGGTATAACAGATGCTATAATAACAGGAACAGGAACAGCAGGATACGTTTCTTTTTGGAACGCTGCAAGCACACAAATAGGAAGTTCTAGTTTCTTTTGGGACAACACTAATAAGTATTTAGGTATAGGTACAAATGCTCCTCAAACTCAATTACACGTAAATAGTGCAGCTTCTGTTGGTATTATGAGATTGCAAGGTCTTGGAGATGCAGATAACTATTCTGTCCTTGAGATGTGGGATGATACAGGAGCTTCTAAATGGCAATTTGCTCATAAGTTGTATGCAGGACAAACTAAAGATTTTTCATTTACACATTGGAATGGGACTTCTTGGATAGCTCCTATATTATTTAAAGATAATGGTAGAATCTTAATAAATAAAACCACAGGAGATGATGGAGTAAATCAATTGCAAATAAATGGGTATTCAATAGCTACTGGATTTAGAATTCCTTCAGGATTAAGCACTCAATACTTAATGGCTGATGGCTCTACTAGCACTGGTGGGTCAGGGGATATGTTATTAGGAACTGACCAAACTGTTACTTCATTAAAAACTTTTACTAATACTACTTCAACACAAACAAGAGGCCTTGATTTAACAAATAATGGAACAACAGGATCTCATGTTCTTAAAATTACTAATAATTCTTCAGGAACAGGAGTATATCTTTTAAATACTGTTGCTGGGGGCACTGGGTTTGCATCTGCTAATAGTGCAGGTACAGGAATTAGTTCTGTCTCCAGTGGATTTGGTACTGCTATATCAGTCATTAACTCAGGTGCAGGGATTGGTATGATGTATAGTAACAATTCTACTGGTATAGGGTTTCAACTTAGTAATGCTTCATCAGGAAATGCAATTGTAGTAAATAATGCAACTAGTGCAACGGGTATTCCTTTTACTATTCAAAAGAATTCTGTAGATACACTTACAATAAATGATAATGGAGAAGTATCAGGAAATAAATTTACAAAGGTTGGAGGATTACCTACCGAATATTTAATGGCAGATGGCTCTACCTCAACAGGGGGAGGAGGTTCTCCAGCTGGGTCTGATACTCAAATTCAATATAATAATGCTGGAGCTTTTGGAGCAAATGTTGATTTTGTTTGGAACAACTCTTTAAAAGCTTTAAAGCTTTTAGGTTCAGATACAGAGATAGTAATGAAGTGTGTAACTAACGAACCTCCTACTCCTACTGCAGATACTTTAGCTATCTACACTAAAAAAATGGGAGGAAAAGCAGTAGTAAAAACTAAAGATGAATTTGGAGTTGACTTTAGTTTGCAAACTTCTTTTTGGGATAATAATATAGTAATGTGGAATTGTACAAATGCAACAGCAGGTTTATGGATAGGGACTGTTGGAACTACTGCTGGATCTTTTGCAAATACTTTACCTAGTTCAGGCTCTTTAAGTGCAACTATAAAAAGAGCACTTTACAGTAATGTAGTTACAACAGCAAATCAAGTACTTGGTGTTTATGGTTCTGAAAATTTATTTTTTATAGGACCAGCTCCTTCTTTTGGAGGATTTTATTTTTATTCAAGATTTACATTTGACGTTTGGTCTAATGGAGGAAGATTGTTTACGGGGTTAAGTGCGGTTGCAACTGCAACTGCAATAATAACTTCAAATCCGTCAACTGCTACAAATATTCATACTTGTGGCTTTGCTGTGGATGACACAAACGCAGGTGTTATTTACTTTATCACAAATAACGGAACTACAACAACTAAGCAAATCGTTTCAGGCATACCTCCAATTATTTCTAATCGTGCATATGACACTTATATTTATTGTGCCCCAAACGGAAATACAATTTACTGGAGAATAGAAGATTTAGTAGGAGGAACAACAGTATCAGGTTCTCAAACATTAACGTTACCAGGGTCATCTAGTTTTATGAGACCCTATTGTGTGGCTTCAAATGCTGCCTTAACTCCTGTCAATTCAATAAGACTTGGAGTAAACAAAATTTATTTAGAAACAGATTACTAAAAAAAATAAAAATCATGATAGAAATTCAACCAATTAGTTTAGGTCTTCCTCCTCAACAAGGAGTTAAAATATGGATTAGACCTTTAATAGGATCTACAACAGATGTAACATGTGAGCTTTATTATGAAGTTCTTTCTGCTGAAAATAAAAACTTAGCTTGTGGAAACATCATTGTAGATGAAGAACAATTTGCTGCTTGGGGACAGGAAATGTCTTATGTTGAAGACATAGTGTTAATAAATTTAGGTTTGCAAAGATACGTTCCTGCAGAGGAAGTTTAATTAGTTTTTAAATATAATTAAAAAGCTACAAAAAATGAGCAGACAGGAAATAATAGACAAGTACTTGGGAAAAGCCATAAGTAAAACATTTACGGTTTTTATAATAGCTACAATAGCTTTGTTTACATCTAATTTAACAGGAGCTGAATGGACAACCATAGCTGCAATATATATTGGAAGTGTAAAAGTTACAGAAACGATATTAAAATTTAAAGACAAAATATAAGTTGTAAAAAAATGAGCGAAGAATCAGTAATAAGAAATAGAAAAAAAAGCGTAATGGAAGAAAAAATAGATCGTTTAGAAAATCATTTTAAAGTCTACAAATCTGATATGGTTGACGTAATAGGAAGCGTTAGAAATATAGAATCCGCGTTAATAGGGTCTTCGTTAAATGGTCACAAAGGAATGGTTTCTCTGTTGGACTCTTTAGACAAAAGAGTTCAAGCTTTAGAGGATAAAGAAATATTAAATGCAGACAAACTAGAAACATTAAAATGGTTTCAAAGAGGTTTGATAGGAATAATATTTTCTTACGTTTTATGGCTTCTAACTAAATAAAAAAAATATGATAAATAGATTAAATTTTTATAACAACTATAGATTAAATTTTTCAAAACTATCTTCTTCTCAGGTAAGTGGTTTTGAAGCTATATTTAATGAATGGGATCGTAAAAAGTTTAATGATACTAGGTGGCTAGCTTATATGTTAGCCACCACTTATCACGAAACTGCAAAAACTATAAAGCCCATAGAAGAATACGGAAAGGGCAAAACAAGACCTTACGGAAAAAAATTAAAGCACTCTGGAGTTTCTTATTCAAATCCAAATAAATTGTACTACGGAAGAGGTTTTGTCCAGTTGACTTGGTATGAAAATTACGAATTACTAGGAAGGATATTAAAACTAGACCTACTTAATAATCCCGAATTGTGTCTAACGTTAGAAGTTGCCACTAAAGTGATGTTCGAAGGAATGCTTAAAGGCTCTTCTAGTATTGGCGATTTCACAGGAAAGTGTTTAGAGATGTATTTTAATGACACTACAGAAAATCCAGTAGGGGCTAGAAGAATTATAAACGGAACTGATAAAGACAAGCTTATTGCTGATTATTATTGGTTATTTAAAAAATGCTTGTTATGATTTATTTTAAAAAAATGGTATATCCAATAATAATAATTTTTTTATTATTTATTATATTTATTCAAAGAGGATGTGAGGACAATAAATTACCTTCTAAAGAAGCAAAAGAAATTATTATCCCAGCCAAAAAAGGATCTTTCACTTCCGTAAAACCAATAAAAATACACGATACAATTATAAAGGATAGTATTGTTTTTAAAAATAAAAAAATAATACTAACAAATCCTGTAGATAAAAAGTTAGTATTGCAGTATTTAGAAGCTAAAGACAGTATAAGTAAGTTAAAAATACTTATAAACTCTGTAAAAATTAACAAATATTCTACTAAGTTTAATAATGAAGATATAGATTTAACTATAGATACAGAAACAACAGGAACTTTAAACTCAATAAAGCCAGCTTACATAATCAAAGAAAAAAAAGTTGACGTTCCGGTCAAAACTTTAAATTCAGTTTTTGCTTTATATACTGGCGTTGAAATATATAACAATAAAAACTTAAATAATCCAGGAGCTAAGATAGATTTAGGTATTCAAAATAAAAAAGGAGACATATATTCGCTAGGATTTGATACTAATAAAAACTTTTTTGTTGGATATAAGCTTAGAATTATAAACATTAAAAAATAAATTATAAAATAAACTTGATTTTATTAGGAATTGTCAATTATTTGTTCTAACTTTGCAATGTTAACATTAAAACACAAATATGAATTTAATAGAGGTAAAAGATTTTTTAAGGACTAGTCCTGGATATCAAAAAGAAGGAGCTTCAAGGTTGGCTAATAAGTTAAATACAAAAATAGATATATGTTATCAGGCTTTGTCTGAAATAAGAAGTGAGAATAGACATAAAAATGAAGAAATAATTTATAAATCTTCTTCTATAGAAAAACAATCTCATACAGATATATTTAGAGACGCATTTCAAAACAGGAAAAAACATTACAATGAAATATCTTTAGATGTAAAAAAAGGAAAATATGGTAAAAACGTATTAGTAATAGGTGATTTACATCTTCCATTTTCATTAAACGGATATTTAGAACATTGCAAAAAAACATATATAAAATACAACTGCAATGAAGTAGTGTTTATAGGTGATATAATAGACAATCACGCTTCTAGCTACCACGAAACTGACCCTGACGGATATAATGCTGGAGAAGAGCTTAAAATAGCTATACAGCAAGTAAAGGAATGGTATGATGCTTTTCCAAAAGCTACAGTAATAATAGGCAATCACGACAGAATTATAATGCGCAAAGCTTATTCTAGTGGATTATCTAAAATGTGGATTAAAGATTACGCTGAGGTGCTTGGGACTCCTGGATGGAATTTTACCGAATCTGTAGAAATAGATAATGTTTTATACATTCACGGAGAAGGAGGAACTGCAAGGTCTAGAGCTAGAAGAGATTTACAATCAATAGTTCAAGGTCATTTACATTCTCAAGCTTATATAGAATGGATTGTAGGAGCGAGATTTAAAATATTCGGAATGCAGGTTGGATGCGGAATAAACCACAAATCATATGCAATGGCTTATGGTAAGGAAGGTCCCAAACCAGCAATAGCGTGTGGAGTTATTATTGAAGGAGAAGTTCCAATAAACATAATGATGAATTTATAACAAAAAAAACTTAACAGTAATATAAACCTTAGCTCTCAACCTAAATATTAGTTTGGGAGCTTTTTTATTTAAAAGCAATGAAACTTTCAAAAATAATTTACGACGTAAGAGAGTCGTTAAAGCTCTATACAGATGACGGAGAAATTTCAAATCGTTATATAACTTATTTGTTAGGGATAAAAAGAAGTAAGTACTTAAGGCAAGATCTTAACAATCATCAACATACTACAGACATATCAACTACACAAACGTTATGTTTAGGATTAGAAGTTGTTTCTGCGAATCAATGTGGATTAACTCTTGAATGCGACACTATATTAAGAACTAAACGTCCTATTCCTCAACCTATAGAATTACATATTAAAACCGCTATTTCTAGCGTAAGACCAACAAACAGAATAGCAATACCGTTTAACTTTACTACAAAAGAAAAGGCTATTTATAGCGAGCATTCTCCTTTTAGTAAAGCTATATTTGCATTTATTGACAATGATAAACATATATACTTACTTAGTAAGCTAAATACTGTAAACTTGCTTGAATGTATAACTATAACAGGAGTTTTTGAAGACCCTTTGGATTTAATAAATTATACAAATTGTTGCGATTGTAATGACGCCCCTTCTTGTTTTGACGAAGATACTACAGAGTATCCACTACAACCTCATTATGTAGATTTAATAAAAACAGAAATAGTAAATGAAATTGCGGCCAAAATGACTATAAAAGAAGATAAAACAAACGACTCTAACAGTAATGGTGAAAAATAAAAGAACTGAAGGAAAGATAAACTCTGATTACGGAATTAGCGATTACTTTAAATATTTTAAACAAAACAACAAAGATATAAAAATATCTAGCGCACAATACAAAGACATTATATCTGAATTCAACAAAGGAATAATAAATTTAATAATAGAAAAAGGTTTTGAATATAATATTCCTTATATAGGATCAACTTTATGTATAAGAAAAGACAAAAGAGTCCCTAAAATAGTAAATGGAAAGTTGTATAATTCAGCTCCTGTTGACTGGGTCGCTACAAATAAACTCTGGTCGGAAGATGCTGATTCTAAAGAAAAAAAACTATTAGTTAGGTATTTAAATACTCATACTTCAAAGTATGTATTTAGAGTATATTTTAAAAAATACAATTTACATTTTGCAAATAAAAAACTATTTTCATTTAAAGTAAATAGAAAATTTAGTAGACTGTTAGGTAAAAGAATAAAAGACGAAGATAAAGAAAAATTTGATTCGTTTTTACTGTACAATAAAAAAGAAAAAATAGAAAATGAAAGTAATTAATTATAAGTCACTAGGTACTATATTATGGAGGATATTAAAAAACCCTTTAGCCTCGGAACTTTCTTATGAAGAAGCTGCTGAATTTGCATTGGAATTCATAAGATTACTAGGAGCTCCTGTTGTTTATGTAGATAAAGTTTCTGAAAATATAACTATTCAAAATCACAAAGCAGAACTTCCTTGCGACATACTTACATTAAGCGGAGTGAGATATATGGATACTGACGAGGACGGAGTGTTAAATCATCCAATAGCAATGAGGGAATCTACTAATATCTACCACTTTGATCCAAACGAGTTTGAAAATCAAGGAAACACAGAATTTGAATTAAGAGGGAATCATAATCGTAACGAATATACTTACTCAATACAAAAAGGAGTTTTATTTACTTCGATAAGAGACGGAAGTGTTCAAGTTGCTTATAGAGGTATAGCTACTGACGAAGATGGGTATCCTTTAATACCAGATAATGAAAAAGTGCTACTTGGTATGGAATATTATATTTTAAGCCGTTATTTAGAGCCTATGTGGTTAATGGGTAAGATAACAGATAAGGCTTTTGAGTTTATACAACAAAAAAGATATTTTTACATGCCTTCAGCTTATACTTCATTACAGATGCCAAGTGTTGACGGAATGGAATCGGTTATGAATTCTATAAATAGATTGATATTATCTAATACAAGTCACGAATCTTTCTTTAAAAAATCCGGAGAAAAAGAAAGAATAAGAAAATTCCGTTAACAATATAAAACATTTTTGAAGAATGGCTAATAAACAAATAACTCATTCCTATGGAGGAATGATGCAAGACACTACAAAATCTAAATTTCCAAACTCATTTTACTACGAAGGCAGAAACATTAGAGTTTTTGCTACAGATTCTCAATCTACAGGGTCTTTAACTAATGAAAAAGGAAATTCTTTAATATTTCAAGTACCTACACCCGTTATAAACAGGTCTACAAAAGTTATATCATATTATGGAAAAACTTTAAATTATACTACAAGCGAACTTTCAGGAACAAATCAAAGCGGAGACCAAGTAATTGTAGGTCATTCAAACAGTAGAAAGTATATATTATTATTTACTACGGACAACAATGGCTTTGATTGTATATGGAAAGTTCAGTACGACAATTATGATATAACTTTGTTATATATGAGAGATTTGTCTTTTTCTTCAAACTATCCAATACAGGTTATAAATAATTTTGAAAATAAAAATATTGATAAAATTTACTGGGTTGACGGAAATAGTCAATTAAGATTTTTAAACATAGAACATTCTATTGCAAACGAAGACTTAGAAGAGCTAATAAACGTTCCTGTAAACGTAATAGATATGGTTGGCAAGTATAACTTGTCGCAACCTATTATAACCAGCGTTTCGTTAGGAGGAGTTCATACTTCTGGAATGATACAGTATGGATATAATTTATACAGACTAAATTCTTCTCAAACAAAAATAAGTCCATTAAGCGAATTAGTTTCTTTAGACAAGAAGTCTTTAGGTGGAGGAGACGTTAATGAGGTTGTTGGAGCTTCTCCGATAATATCAATAACAGGTATAGACACTTCTTTTACAAACATAAGGGTTTACGCCATAAAATACACCTCTTACAACGAAACGCCTTCTATTTCCATTATAGATGACAGAAGCGTTCCGGCTAGCGGAAACATGGAGATATTTGATGACGGAAATGTAATATCAACACTTTCTTTAGAAGAGTTTTTATTTTTAGGTTCCGATATAATTATACCTAAACATATAAATACAAAATTTAATAGGTTGTTTTTAGCTAACTACAAAGAAGTTAATTTTAACGTTGACTTAGATTGCAAAGCATATTCTTTTAACAGTTCAGGAACGTCTGTTGTTTATGAAAATTTATATTTAGATTTAGGAAATCCTTCAGGAACTCCTTTTACTATATCTACAGATGCTGATTACTCAAATCCCATACTTAAGCAGCACGATTGTGTAAATTTAAGTTACGATGTTTATAAATATCAAAAAAACGGAACTACTTATGGCGGAGAAGGTAAGTATCTAAAATATGAATTAACTCAGTCAACTTCTTATAATAAAAGCAATAAATATTTTAAAGACGAAGAAATTTACAGAATAGGAATAACTTTTTATAATAGTTACGGTCAGTATTCTCAACCAAACTGGATTGCTGATTTTAAGTCAAGAGAAGGGAACTTAAGAGGTTACTATAATACATTAAAAGTTACTTTAAAAACTGATTTTTTTACATGGCTTTCCACTAATGCATTTGAGTCTGAGTATGACAAGCCTATAGGTTATAAAATAGTTGTTGCCAATAGAACTATAAATGATAGAACTATTGTTGCTAATGGGATATTAGGAACGATGATGGTTAATTATAAAACTACAGATCAAACTCAGGCAGATACCGGTCCCGGAATAACAATAACAAATAGTCTTCCAAAATTGCCAAATGTTCTTTTAAGAAATTGTAATGCAACTACAGTTTATGGCGGCATAGGACCTTCTTATAAATGTAGCCATCTTTATCCGTTGAGTAGAAATAGAGCTACAGGCGGTGATTCAGGAGACACCGAGACTCAAAGAGCTTATTTTGGAGATACTGATAGCGCCGGAAGATTTTGGCAATTTAATTCTATGTTACAAATGTACTCTCCTGAAGTTATGTTCGGAAACACAGTTTCTGTTTCAAACAGTACGAGACTAAGGATTAAGGGTTCTTTAAAAAACAATATAAATTATTCTTGGGGAAGAATATACAATACAGACAATAGCTTAATTTCTGTAGAAGGAAAAGTTTCTAACGGAGTAAGTCCTTATTATTCTTCTTACTCAAACATAACAGGAGAGTTAAAAGATTGTTTTAAAAGCGGTTTTATAGGTCAAAGATACGATAGTAATACAAACAATGTAAATTATCAAATGTATTACAGGGGGTATGGGGATTTGGAGCCAGAACTTGGATCAAATACGTTATTTACTAAAACTTCTTCTAATTTAGTTTACGATATATACGGAAAACCTGAAGTCACAGAAAAAGGTCAAGGAGGAACTAATTACAACAATGACCCTAACTATAGATATATAAACTCATTAGAAAGTTGTCTTACGGACGGAGATAGTCATTTCGATAATGACGGAAAGTATAATAGAAAAATTGTATCTGTAATGACTTATGGAAATAGGTGTTTAACTATTGTTCCTGGAAATGAAACTGACGCCCACAATGTTCGCCCTAGGTTAGAGACTATATTTGCTTCAGGAGGATTTGGAGGAGACAATAATGGTATAATAGCTGAATTAGTAAAAACTGACGAAGAGATATATTTAGGTAATATATATGGAGGAAATAGTTATGAAGATAAATTAAGAACAGACTACGTAGAGATAGGTAGTTTTTTAAAATTAGACTCTTTAACTCCTTCTGCGACTATAGAATCTCCAGGAGATACTTATGTAAATAACTTTAGATTTGCTAGATTAGTAAGGACAGACGTTAGCTCAATTGCAGAAGGATATGTTGTAAATGAAGAAATTGTTGATTTTATAACAGAAACTACTGTAGATTTAAAAAATAGAAATGATTTAAGCTTAAACTCTTGGGATACGAGATTTCAGCCTCAAGATGCTGAATATCATAAGTACAATAAAGTTTATTCTCAAAATCCAACTTTAATTAAGTATACTAATTTAGGATATAACGTAAAAAGATTGAAAAGTCTTGACGCAAATATAATATCTACAAAGTTAAAATCTGCAGGAGAAATTATAGACAGTTGGACCGACGTTTCCGTAAATGATGTAATGACTCTTGATGGAAAGCATGGAAGTATAAATTCTTTAGCTAGTTTTAATGACGAAATATATGCTATACAAGATAAAGCTTTAGCTTTTATATCAATAAACCCTAGAGTTCAAGTTCAAGGTCAAGACGGACTTGCTATTCAGTTAGGAACTGGAAACGTATTAGATAGGTATAAATACTTGTCAACTAATTCAGGAACTGTAAACAAGTGGAGTGTAGTTGCTTCTCCTAGAGGGCTGTATTATTATGACGCACTTAACAAGAGTTTAGGAATGCTTTCTGACTCAGTACATGAACTTTCAGACGAAAAAGGTCTTCATGTATTCTTTTTAAATAACAGCGTCTCTAATAGCCTTAAAATAGATAATCCTTTATTAAAAACAGGAGTAGCTTCAGGGTATGATTATATAAACAGTGAAATGTTTATGACTCTACATCAAGGATCTTCTTCTTTTACGATATCTTATAACGAACTTAATCAACAGTTTGTTTCTTTCTACGATTATATGCCTAGTATGTATATTAGTAAAGGAGAGTATTTTATCACAACAGATCCTTCTGTAAAAAACATATACAGACAATACGCTGGAAATTACAATACGTTTTACGGAGTTTATTATCCTTCGTCAGTTACATTTAACGTAAATCCAGAAGCTACTCAAGACTGTGTGTTTGATAATATAAATTTTAAATCTGAAGTATATTTAAATGGGGTAGATCAAGTTGACAAGACTATAACTGGCATTAGAATTTATAATGATTATCAAGATTCTGCTTTAGTTCCTTTGACGATTGGAAGAAACAATAACCTTAGACGTAAATTTAGAGATTGGAATGCTTTAATACCAAGAAGCGGAAGAAATAGAGTTAGAGCTCCTTTTGTAAAATTAAAGTTAGAATTCAATCAACCTTCTAATAATTATAAATTTGTATTACACGATATAGGAGTCTATTACACAGTATAATTAAAAATATTATAAAATATATATGTTAAAGTTTTTTTATTTAATTTTTATTTTGTATATTGCGTAAAATTTAAAAAAATGATTGGAATTTACTGTATAAAAAATATAATAAATAATAAAATATATATAGGTTCTAGTATAAATATAGAAAATAGATTTAAACAACATTTAAGCGATTTAAGAAATAATAATCATCATAATAGTCATTTACAATTTTCATATAATAAACATGGTGAAAATAATTTTGTATTTTATGTATTAAAATATTTTTCAGATATTAATAGAGACGAATTGTTTTGTATAGAAAAAGAAGAAATAATAAAACATGGATTTAATAATACATATAATCAAACTATTGAAACAAAATGTGGGTGTAGTGAATTATTAAAAAAAGAATGTTTTGTAATTGATTTAAATGGAAATATAGTAAGTAAATTTAATTCAATAGCTGAAGCATCTGTTTTTTTAAAATTAAAATACAATCCAAACTCTAAATCTATAAATAATTCTTCTATACTTAGATTAAAATACAGATTGGTTACTAAAGATTTTTATGAAAATGAATTAGAATTAATATTGTCTTGGAGGAAATATAATACTATTAAAGATAGTTTTGTAGATTATTATAAATATGATAATAATATTAATAGATTTGTTGTGTTTCATAATAATGAAATTGTATGTGAATTTAAATCCGAAAAAGACGCTATAAAAATAAGTAAATATTTACTAAAACTAGATACTAATAAATAATTTTAAAAAACAACAACAACTTGGGGATGAAAGTAAAAAATTCATCCCTTTTTTTTATATAAAAAATATGGCAAAAACAAGGGCGCAAGAATTAGACTCAAATCCAAATAGATTGAAAAACGAATCTAATGATTCGTATAATCAAAGGGTTAAATACAATGCTTTTAGGTTAAAACAACAAGAAGATAAAAATTTAGTTAAAAAATATTGGAATAAAGTTGAAAACAATATTAACAACGAATCTAATTATTTTTTAAAATCAGCAGAACAAGTTGTCACTTCCCCTATAAGATTTGCAAAATATTTAGACAACAAGATAGATATTCAAGATGTTAATAAATATAGAAATGATAAAGCAAAATCAGAAGTTAATCAAAAAGGACTTAGTTCAGCAATGGATATAGCTACTTTAGCAACTCTAGGAGGCTTAGATAGCGGATTAAAGTCAAAAGCTATGATGATGCAACTTGCTAAAAAAGCTGGAAAATACCAAGGAGAGCAATTTATTCAAGATGTTGGATTTGGCATATATAACATAAATGACAAGGCTGACGGCGGATATATTAATAACGAATTAAACCCAAAATACAATAATTACTTAAATATGAGACAATATGCTCAAGGTGGAGACCTTACTCGATTTAATGAAGGCGGAACGCATGAAGCTTCGCCTTTAGGAGGAATACCTCAAGGACAAGCCCCTGACGGAAGTCAAAACAGAGTAGAGCAAGGAGAGTCTAAAAAAGGAAATTTTATATATTCAAATAGAATTGAACTTAACAAAGACTTAATTAAGCAATTTAATCTTCCTGGTTATGTTGCTAATAAATCAGTTTCTGATGCGTCTAAAGCTATAGATGATAAGTTTAAAGATAGGGCTGATAAGTATGCTCAAGAAACAAAGAAAACTCTTTTAGACAGACTAGCTAACGCTCAAGAGTATTTAAAACAACAAGAGCAAGCTACTGCGGATCAAGCTAATCAATCGATGCAGGCTAATTCCCAACAAATACCTGATCAAATGAACGGTCAAGTTCCTGAAGGAATGGAAGAATATGTTAAAGGACCTAATAGTAATCCTCAAGAAGAGCAAGTAGAGCAAATGCAAGGGCAACAACAAATGACGTCTTCTCCTATAGCTGCTTTTGGAGGTTATCAAATAAATAAATTTTTTAATGGAGGAGTTGTTCCTTTAGAAAATAGTTTAAAACCAGCCGGATTAAACACACTTCAGGGAGCTAAAATTACAGCTCCTCAAGTTCCTGCTTCTGCAGGAGTGGCGCCTTCTATTAATCCACAAGAAACTGCAGGAACACCTGCCGGAGCAATCGTTAATGCCGCTTCAACTGCTTTTGATTTAGGTAAAACTGCTTTTGGAAAAGCGGCTCAAGACACTACAGGGCAAGCTGAGTCTGCAAAAGTAGATAAAGTAGGAATGATTGGAAATTCTGCATTAAAAGGAGCTCAAGCTGGAGCTGCATTTGGTCCTTGGGGAGCTGCGATAGGAGGTGTCGTTGGAGCAGGAGCAGGTATATTAGGCTCTAACAAAGCTGAAAAAGCAGCTTTAATAAATGGCAACAACTTTGGAATAAATACAAACAACAAGGTTTCTGATAATTATGCAGCTAACGGAGGAACTTTAAATATAGACCCTAACAAAAAAGCAATTCCAATAACTAAAGACGGCTTAAATAATTTAAATGTCGCTCCAGGAACAAGAACATCTGACCAAGTTGGTAGATATACAAAAATTGTTGGATACCAACCAGGAGTTACAGAAGGAAAAACAGGAAGGCAAGGAGCTTATGTTTATAGCCCTGAACTTGCTGGAGGAAGAGAATTTGTAAATAGTTCAGGATTAGCCTCTTTACACAACTCAGATACTTGGAGGCAGTATCAAACAAGTATGAAAGCTCAAATAGCTTCAGAACAAGCTGCAGGATTGCCAGTTAGTAGTTATGCAAATTTAACAAACAAGTTTTTTGATGGAGGGAATTTAAATGGAAGTTACAATCCTAACTTGGATATGTCAAAAATATTTAAAGTTAAAGAAAATTTAAACCCTCAAGTAACTCAAGACTTAATGAAAAAAAACGACTTAGCAACAAATAGTTCGGCATTGTCGGCATACAATAATGAAGCTATAAACCCAGGTTTTTATTCTACACAAAAACAATTAGACGGAGATAGATATAGTTTAAAAAATAGACTTGGAAGAGCCGGAGAAACGCTTAATGAAAACGCAGGAGATTTAATGAGACTAGCTCCTGTCGCAATGAACGCTTATCAATTAAAAAACTTAAAAAAACCTCAAGGATTCCAATATCAAACACTAGATAATAGGTACAAGCCTAGTTATGTAGATGAAGCTCAAATGCAAAGAAATGTTGATCAGGAGGGGAGAAATACTTTATCTGCAATTGGTCAAATGGGAGGTTCAGAAGGAGCTATACGTAATGCTATATTAGCGTCTGGAATTAATAATACTAGAGGGTTAAGCGATGCATATGCTAATGCTTCTGCTCAAAATAGAGCTCAAGACGCAGCTGCTCAACAATTTAATCTAGGAGTTGATTCTCAAAACACATCTATAAGAAATAAAGCTATTGATGAAATGAGAGCTGATAAAGGAGCTTACGATTCTGCAAAATCTAAATATCTTTCTGCAATAGGTACAGACATTGGAGATATTGGCAAAGAAAAAAATGCTTCAGACGCAGCCATCGCAATGTTTGGCTATACAAGAAAAGGAAAATACGTAGTGGATAAAAATGGTAATAAAGTTAGTCCTGAAGAACTATCAAAAAGACAGGCTGATTACGCATCATATATATCTGAACAAAATAAAAAAGATAGAAAATAATGAATAGATATTCAAACTACGAAACATCAGCATATAATCCAATGACTACTCAGGAGATTTGGGCTCCAGCAGCAGCTATGAGACAGCAACATAACGATGCTGACAAACAGTTACAAACTCAAATATCAGAATTAGATAAGGTTAGTCCTTTAGATGTTCATTACGATAGAGCTCAAAAAATAAAATCTGACTTAATAAAGCAAATAGATACGCAAGCTTCTAAATTAGCTACTGAAGGTTTTAACGGAAGTACAACTTCCGGTGTGTACAAAACAAATAGAGAGCTGCAAAATCAATTTTCACCTACAGGAGAACTTGGACAAATAAATGCAGCTAAGACTGCGTACGAAACAGAAAAAGCTACGTATTTAGAAGACGCGACAAAGACTTCTAAAATAGGAAGAGAACAAGCTTTAAAGAACTGGGAAAAATACGCTAAATCTAAATATACAGGATACAGCGAAGATGGTAAAAAAATAACAAATATAAGAGCATTAGGATCTCCAGCTTATCAAGATTATGAAACTGATAGAAATCAGTATCACGCATTGTTAGGAAGTGTTACGAGATCCGCTAAGGCTAGTGGACATGGAATAATTACAGATCCAACTACAGGCTTATTAGTTATGGTTAATAAAGGCGGAAATGTAGTTCATTCAGATAATTTAAACGCACTAAACGCCGCTACAAAAGGAATGAAGGATAAGTGGGTTAGTGAGTCTGGAGAAGGTCGTAAATGGGCAGATGCTGCAGGATGGGATCCGGTTCATACGAATTACAGAATAAATCAAGACTTCAATGCTATGAAAGAAATTTCTAATGTTGACAACAGAACAGAAAGTTACGATGTTTTGCCTGGACAAACTCCAAAGAATCCTCTACCTGAAGAAGGTCCTCAACCAGTAAGTCTTCCAAATGCAAAAACTTATAAAGCAAATGAAGACTTGCTTCGTAAAATGAAAGGAGATACTAATAATCCATTTCCAAGCATACCAACGCCAGTTGGATTTATAGGATCAATACCTCAACAACAGGAATATTCTAAAGGAGTAACTTCTGAAATATTTAAAAAATCAGTAAAAAGTCCTGAATATGTCGCTATAGCTAATGGATTAAATAGAGGCCTTCCTGCTAATAAACAATTTAAAAGAGGAAGTAACGAAGAGTTTAATGCAGTAGCTGGTTATTTAGAAAAACATAAAAATTTGACAACTCAAAATTCTTACATAGCACCATTTACATCTAAAACTGGTTTACTATTTGCGGATAAGTCTTTAACTAAGGATGTTGGAGAAGCCTCTAAAGAAATATTTAATAGAATAGGAAATGGAGCTGTCGATGTTTATGTAGATTCTCCTGATGGAGGAAAAACTAAGGTTAAAATAGATCCTTCAACAATAAGTGGATTTGAATATTCTGGAGACATGTCTCCTGAGTCATATGTAAATGCCTTTCCTAATCCAAAGCAAAACATAATGCCTCATTATGGCGTTATAACAATAGGTAGTGGAACTGATGCTAGAAGGGTTCGAGCTTATGTTTCGAGAGATCCAAAAGATTTCTCTTCGGCTCAATATAAAGGAGCTAAAGATATAAATTCAGTAAAAAATGCAATAAGAGTTACTCCAGGAATATTTAAACATCTTAATACAGATGCAGTTTCTGGATTTAAAAAACATGGAATGAAAGATGTTTTAGTAAAATATAATCCAGGTTCAAAAACATATGATATTAATTTTAAATATCCAGTTGCAGACGCTAATGGAAATGAAAAATTAACAACAATGTCTATGCCTGAATCAATGACTGAGGATGGATTAAATTCATGGTTAATAAGTTTAAACGAATAAATATGGCAAAAGGAAGATTTTACGGAAATCCTACTATACAAAATAGTAGTCCAGACAACAACACAAGTCCAAATGCTGGTAAAAAGCTAAATCCATTAGAATTATATCAAAAAATATCAGACCCTAAAAGAAAACAAACCCCTATGGATTTGTGGTCTAAAGCTGCTGTTGCTAACACATTTGAAAACACTAGTGTTGGAAATTCAAAATACGATGAAGGTCTTAATTGGAATACTGATGTCGACACTGAAGATATAGAAGGTTCTATTAATGAACATAGATCTAACGAACAATCTGGATTAACACAGTTAGGAGCTGGATTGTTAAGGGCTGGAACTAAAGCTGCTATTGAAGTTGCAAAACTTCCAGGAGTTATAAGTGGAATAGCTGCGGCTCCTTTTGCGGAAGAAGGAAAAGGATATGATGTAGCATTTAATAATGCATGGATAAAAGGATTAGACAAAGTAAATGAAGAAATTAATTCTGAATTTTTACCAGTATATGCTAAAAAAGCAGTCACTGAAGGAAATTTATGGGATAATATTACTTCAACGTCTTTTTGGGCTACAGATGGAGCTGATGGACTTGGATTTATGCTTGGAATGATGGCTCCTGGAGCAATAATTAGCAAATTAGGAATGGGAGCTAAATTATTAAACGGATCTAGAAAATTAGCTCAATATGCAGGAATGGCTGAAAAAACAGAATCAGCTGTTAGTGTTTTAAAAGGTCTTGGACTTACCGCAAGATCTATAGACGTAGGTACTGGCGCTGTAGTTAATACAATAACAGAGGCTGGCGCTGAAGCCAAGGGCGTTGGAGACGATATGGACGGTAAAAAACCTCAATATTTTTCAGAAAATTTTCCAAAAAATATAGCTAAATTAAACGTTAATAACGTTCCGGAAATGATCCAAGGAAGTATGCGTCTTGTAAAAAACTTAGACGGAACTCAATCAATGGTTTCTGAAGGATTAATCCCAAACCCTGAATTTGAAGTAATAAAAAAACAAGCTTCAGAACTTACTGAAGCTGAGTTTAAAGAGCAAAGAGCTTTAGCCATGAGGGATACTTTTAAGTCAAACTTAGCTGTTCTTATAGTTCCTAACTTGTTAATGTCAAAAGCTTTATTTGGTAAAAAAGCAGATAAATTGGTTTCTAACTTAGAAAAAACAACATTACAAAAAGCTGCTACAAGGGGTGGTAAAATTGTTAAAAGATATGGAAAAGCTTTTGCGTCTGAAGGACTGTTAGAAGAAGGTAGTCAAACAGCTATAGAAACCATGTTCACAGACAAAGCAATGCAAAATGAATTAAAAAGAGGTGATGGTTTTGATGGAGGTTTTGTCTCAGGAGGTCTTCAAGACTTTAATTTAGGAGAAGCTACAGAAGCTTATTCAGACATGATTAATTCTACAGAAGGAGAAAAAGCAATATTTTTAGGAGCTATAATGGGAGCTCCAATGATGTCTTATCAGGGAAGAAAAGAAGATGTTTATAATCAAGAAAAAAGCAATAAAATACTTTCAAATATAGATAGCTCAATAAATAGTTTTAATACTATATTTAATAATGATATATATAGAAGAGATCCAAATGATAGTTCTAAGTTTCTATATAAAAAAGATGAAAATGGAAACGACACTACAGAAAGACAAATAGACAGAGTAAAGGCTATAGAAGTTGCAAAATCTTTAAACTATAACGAACAGCAGTCTAGAAGACTTGACTGGGCAATACAAAATGGTAGAACTGAAATTATTGAAGAATTGAGAGAAAAGGCTATTTTTGATTTAATACAACCTTCTATTTATTATGGGGAAGCAGGTATAGAAGCTTTAACTGAAAAATTAAAAAATTCATCTCAATTTCAAGAAGTTTTAGATAGAGATTCTGACCCTCAAAATAAAAATAAAAGTAAAGATTTTGTAGATAATGCTTTAAAAGTAGCTTCTTATCTTCAAAAACAAAATGAAAAGTTTGTAGATTTTGCAGGAGACATAATAGATTTAAACGACGATAGAGCTAGCAAGGAAGATAAGCAAAACTACATAAATCATTTAAACACACAATACTTACAAGCTAAATATAATCAATACAACTCAGAGCTAAAACTAAAACATGCTGTAGAAAAAAGGAATTCTATTTTAGAAGAACTTAACATTCAAATTCCTGTTAATGAAATATTAGAAAATAATAGACAAGTAAACGAGGCCAGGCAAAATAATAAAATTTTAGATGATAATTTAAATGAAATAAAATTATTAGAAGAATCTATAACTTCAAATAAAAAAAACATAAATGAGTTGTGGTCCGGCAAAGACAAAATAGATAAATCTTTTAAAGGATATATAGATAGAGTTAAAGGAGCTGAAGAATCTCAGTCTGACGAAAAAATAGCAAAAGCAAACGAAACTGTAAGTAAAATTAAAAAAGCTAAGAATAAAAAAGAATTAAACGAAGCTTTAGAGGTTTCTAGCGCAGAGCTAAGCAAAGCTGTTCAGTCACAAACAATAGACGAGGTTAATGATAGCGTAGATCAAGATTCGTCAATAGACAATCTGCAATTAAATTTAACTAAATTAAAAAGCTTAGGATTATCTTCTAAAAAAGTAAATAAAGTTATCAATAAAATAGAGTCTATATTACAGTCTAAAATTCAAGAAATAGAAGATTTTAAAATATTTTTAGAAGAAGCTATTGCTGATCATAATATAAAAAGTGAAAAAATATTATCAGACATTATAGATACTGAAAACAATATAAAAAAATTAATATCTGATAGAGAGTTATTAAAAAAATCTTTAAACAATCAAGATAAATCTCCAAGAGGAAGAAACGCTAAAATTCTTAAAGAATTAATAAGAGAAACCAAAGACGAGTTAGATAGGGTAGAAAAAGAAATTGAATCATTAACTAAGGATAAAAATAATTTAACCAATGATTTAGAAGTCGCTGATAAGGAAATAGAATATATATTAACTAAATATAATCAATCCAATAAAGAGCAATTTAAATCTATAAAAGACATTATTAATTACTTAGAAAATAATAAAAAGTATTTTACTTCAGAACATAGACACGGATTAGAAAAGTTATTAATAAATCAGTTTATAACAGGTAAAGAAATAGATTTTATAAACGAATCTATATCTTCATTAGAAAACTATGTAGAAGTTCTTAATCAAACAATAAGAAATTTACTAGACAGTGAAGAAAACCATTCTGAAGATTTATACTATCTTCAAGAACAATTAAATGATTCTAAAGAAAATTTAGTAAAATATAAAGAAACGTTAAAAGAATTGACTTCTAAAATCAATAGAATAGATGACGCTATTAATTCTAAAGAAGGTTTAAATTCTTTGAATAAAGAAATTGAGTTTTGGGAAAAGTTTCAAGAATTTAAAAAAGAAAATGTAAATGATCTTTACGATAATCCTGTAATTCAGCAAATTATAGATGAAAAAGAAATTGAACTTACAGAAAAAGAATTAAAAGAAAAGAAAAAAGAAGAAAAAAGACAAAGAGAATTAGATAAACAAGCGTCTTTAAGTAATAAAAACGTTAAAGAAGTTATTGAGCCTGAAATCATAATTAATGAAGATGGTGAATTTGAGTCTGAATCTATTCCGGAAGAATTAGATTCTGAAGTAGTGAGTTCTTTATCTGCAAACGATATTAATGATACTAAAAGCAATATAGAAAAAGAAGAGTCCTTAATAAAGTCTGGAACTAAATTAATAAGTACAAATCAAAAAACAGGAGAGGCTTTTAGCGAAGTGTATCAGCAGTTTGTTGATTACGAAAAAGAGCCTAGAGATAAGAGTAAAGATGTTTTTACATTTGATTTAGGAGGTATAAATTTTGCAAGTGAAAAAGTCAAAAAATCTTATAATAAATTAATAAATAAAGAAAAATTAGACAAGCAAGATGTTATAAATTTAGAAGAAGGTCTTCCTATAAAAGTAATTGTAAACTACACTACAAAAGATGAAAATGGTGACGATGTAAATAGAAGCGCTTTTTCTTTTATTGAATACAAAAGTAAAGCTATTTCTGAAAATGAAAATTCTTTAAAAATATACAAAGAACAAAACGAACCTTTAAGAAAAAGTCTAATAAATTATTTAATAGATAATAAATCTTTTGAAGGAGTATCTACTAACTTACATAGTCAATTTCCAGGTATTTTAAAAATAGATTCTTTAGAAGATGGCGTTAAAGTAAAAAAGAATAACATTTTTGATTTAGACGTGTTTAAAGACATGAGTGAAGAAGAAAAAATAGAATACTTTCAAAAAAATACAGCTTACGTTAACACTTACGGAGAACTTTTAAGTACTTTAGGTAATAAAAAGCGTATAAAAATGATGTCTCCTGACAATAGAGGTAAAGTTTTTCTTAAAATCCCAATGAGTAACGGGTCTGACTTTTGGTTAAAACTAAACATTAATAGAATAACTGAAGATAAATCAGAAGCTGTTTACGAAATGATTAAGGCTATAAGCGCGGTTTCTGAAACTATTGGAGCAAAAGGATTAAATGCAATAAGTATAGATCAATTTTTTAACTCACTTGACGAATCAGATCCTATATTAAGCAATAGGCTGCAAACTGTATTAGAAGATGAAATAAAATTAGTAGAAGTTTTTGATAAAGGAAAAGTGGCAAATAGAAATCTTGCTAGGTTATTGGATTTAATAGTTTATCATAAGTCTAAAAATAAAAAAACTGCCTTTAATTTAAATAACGATGGTTCTTTACTGTTAGGTTCTTTAGCTGTTCAATTAATGGATGGAAGTGGATTTAAGGATCAGTTATCAATAAATAAAGAAGAACTTCAATCAGATGTTGCAAAAGATGTAATAATGAGTTATTTATCAGCTAAAAGATATAATGTCCTTATAACTAAAGATAGTCCTGGTCAATTTGTATTTAACAATAAAGAATATGTAAAATATCTTCTTGGCGTTGAGAATGGAAACAAGATATTGTCTACAAATGCTGTTGTTAATGAGTCTACTTTTGGAGGGTATAGTAATATATACATAAATCAAAATTTAAACTCAAACAAACCTACTGAAGTTAAAAAAGAAATTGTAAAAAAACCTGTAAAAAAAGCAGTTGTCAACAAAATCAACATAAAAACTTCTAACATAGAAGTAGTATCTGACGCTTCGTATAAAGCTTTTAAAGACAATGAAAGAGTTTCTGACATTATTTTAGATGAAATATCTAGAAAAATATACAACAAAGAAGCGTTGTCTGAAAGAGAAAATGAAATATATGCTGCTAACAATAAACATATAAATGAAGGTGTTCAAGAGTTAGGTACTAAGCCAGTAGATATAATTAGTTCAGAAGGTGGCGGAGTTATAAAAACAATGAAAAGATTTGCAGATGCTTTTTCTACTGATAATACTAAAAAAATAGTTGATGCTTATGAAAAAGCAAATGAAGACGCAAAGACTGAAATAATAATGAATTTATCAGATTTTCTTGAAGAATCTATAAATATGGAAGATTCAGAAGATAAAATATTTAAAGATCTTATAAAAATAGCTAAAAGTAAAAAAATATCTATTGAAAATAGTGAAAAAATATGTTCACTTTAATTAGGATATATGGAATTAATTCTGTATATTTGTATAAAATATAAAATATGAGTTGTATAAAAGTAACAAAAACAAATGGCGCTCAATCTATATTAATAGATAAGTTAGAAGAAATTTATGGAGACGAACAAAAAGCTGAAAATGCTTATTCGTTTTTTGATCAAAGTTCAGAGTCATTTATTAATGATTTTGGAGATTATGTTTCTGCTTATGGAAAAAACATTAAAGGCTTTAAAGGAAGGCTTGATGAAAATGGAGAGCCGAAATTGTTTTATAACGAAACTGCTAAAAAATACTACTACTTAAATAAGGATAGAGAAGAAATTTTCTATCCTTTAAATAGTAAAGGCTTAAGAGGGGTTTTTAATTATAAACAAATAGACAAAATAGTTTCTAGATTAGCGAATAATTATTTTAAAAAATCAAAATTAAATTTTAATAATATAGATTTTTCTGCAGGAGAAAAGTTGCCTGATTTAAAACAATATGTTAAAGAAGAAATAGAATCTAAAATAGAGGATTTAAAATCTAAAGGAATAAAAGGAAAACTATCTGCTAAATTACTTGAAAAATCTTTATCTCATGTAGATGAATATGTAGAAAAAATAGATTTGCTGTTTAAAAAAATGTCAATTGTTAGAATAGATAATGTTGAAGAAAATGATTTAAATAGCGAGCAAGATGAAATAAAAGACCCTTCATATATGAAGTCTTCTTTTGAATTAGATAGTAAAAGCGCATTATCTTCTGAAATGAAGATAAGGTTGTCTTTACTGGAAAACGATCAAGATTTAGATCCTGTATGGAATGAAAATACTTTTGTTCCATTTAACGAAGTTCATAGCACTTTACTAAAATCTCTTTCTGATCAGGTTGTTCTTGAAGGAGAAGATATGTTTGAAACTTTTAAATCTTTAATAGAAAAAGAGTCTAATAAAAAAACATATTTAAAGGCATTACTTTTAAATTTAAGTGACAAGCAATTTAGTAACAACAGTAAAAATCAATTTGTAAAAGCGTTTAATCTACACTCTAATAATTTTTTAGTAACTGAATTAAGTGAAAAATCAACTGAAGACGAAAATGGAATTAAAACTCCTATTTTAAGTATAGCTGTAAAACAAATATCCGAGTCTGGATCTAAAAAAAGCATATTACTTTCTAATTGGGGAAGTAATTTTCAAAAATATTTTTTAAATAATAGTAATAAAATAACAGAAGGAGCTTTAGAGCAATTAAACGACATAGAGTCTGAATTAAAGTCTTTGTCTAAAAAAAGTCAAGTAAAAAATACTGCTGTTTTTTTAGAAAAAAAAGTAAATGAGTATGTTTCTGCTTTAAGAAATCTAGGTGTAGAAATGTCTGAAAAAGGTATGTTTAATTTTTTAGACAATGACTCTGATCATTTATTATCTATAGACGAACAAATGGACATTTTAAACAGCTCTATTAATAAAACGCTGGTTTCATTATCTATTGCTAAAAAGAAATACAATTCAGTAAGTAAAGAATTTAAAAATCCATTTAGTTCTGATAAAATATTTACTCAGTTATCAAAATCTGAGGCTTATTTTTTACAAGAAGGATCTGATGCAAGCATAAGAACTGGTGGAAAAAGCAAATGGCTATATTCTTATCCTTCTTACTTATCGACTAAAATACTTCAATGGAAAAAAAATCCACAACTACTAGAAGATTTATATAATCAGTCTGCATATACTAAAGGTTCTGCATTAGCTGAATATCTTTTAGCAAAGGATTTAGATCCCAATTTTGTATATGAAAATGGATATGATTCAGAAGTTAAAAGACTTTCTAAAGAAAGAATTGAAAACTTGCAATTAGGAGTTTTTAGTATGTTTCAAAGCACTAATGGGGAATTTAAAAACACAGACGAATTAGCTTTTAGCGACTATATAATAGACAATGTAAATAAAGTATTGTCAAATAGCTTTGTAAGAACAACAACTCCTGCAGATAAAGGTACTGATTATCAATTAAAAACAGGATTCTTTATAGATTCTTTTAATTATTCTGAAAACGAAGGGAGGGTAATTTACACTAATAAAGTAAAAAAAGTTTTTTTTAACTATTTTAATTCAGAAATCAACAGGATTAAAGAAGCTGGACTAGAAGTTGATAAATTAAAAAATTCTCCTGAAAAACTAACAATAGGATATCACTATAAAGCAGGAACTGAAATTAATTCAAAAAGTGGAAATGCTTTTTTATCTCAATACTTTCCGGATTTGTCATTTAATTCAGAATCTGATAACTTTACTGTAAAAGAAATTAAAAAGGCTTTATACGATGATAAAGGAAATTTAAAACATACTTCAGATATAAATAACAACAAAGAATTAAAAGCTTTTGTTGAAAGATATATTGACACTGTTCTAAATGAAGGCTTTAAAAATATGTACTCTAAATTTGAAGAAGAAGGTATAATATCTTACGACGACAATGGGAATGTTTTGCTTTCAAAAATATCTAATAAATTACTTGAAAATTATTTAGAAAACAATTCTAACAATAAGGAAGAAGCTATAAAGGCTATAGTGTCAGATTATCATATAAATGGAATTGTCCAAAATATAGAGTATTCTAAACTATTTAGTGGAGATGTTGCTTTTTATAGTGATATGATGGACTATAAAAAAAGAGTTCCTGCCACATATACTGACGGCCTTCAATTAAGACTTCAAAAAGACGAAGAATACTTTAGAGTAGCTACTATTAATAAAGTAATGGTTAAAGCTCCTTATTACGAAGAATTAGTAAAACTTGTAGGCGCTGAAGACGCTTCTGCATATGAAAGAATTAACAGTGCAGATGCTCAAGCATGGATTACTCCTGCTAGATGGAAATTTTTAACAGAAAGACTTGGTAAGTGGTCAAAAGACCACGATTCTGTTTATTCTAAAATGATTTCTAATAATCCTGAAAAATACACATTAAAAGAGTTAAAGATAGCTGCACAGCCTTTAAAAGGAGTTTATTTCTATATGAATGGAAAAGTTCCTACATTTCTTAAATACTCTCAAGCTGTACTTACTAATAGCATTAGTAATGGAAACGGGCTTGGAGTTATGCTTGCGCAAATGAACAAACAGGGAGTTGACGAGTTAATTACTCTTGATGGTTTTAAGGCCGGTTCTCCTACACCTACAACGATTCACGATAGCGAAGGAAATGTTCTTGATAATATATCTTTCAATACAAAAGACTTATCAAATAGAGGATGGAAACTTCAGCAAGATTTACCTGTAAAAACTACTAAACAAACAGACGTTGGTAGTCAGATACAAAAAAATATATACAATGGATTAATTTTTAATACTAAATTAGCCGGGTTTGTTTTAGATGGCAAAGAGACTAATGGTCAAAAAATTATAGATAATTTAGTAGACGTGGTAGGAGCGTTGACCGAGCAAGGATTAAAAGATCTTGTTAAAGAATTTAAAATAGGAAAAGACGGCAAGATACAAAATGCAAAAGGTCTTTACAACTCACTTATTAGCGAACTTGAAAAAAGAGATGGTTCTAAAAACATAATTGACGCCCTTAAAAAGGAGACGGCATTATACGGAATACCTCAATCTATAGAAAAAATAACAAATGTGTTTTCTTCAATAGTAAATGACCGTTTAATAAAAATAAAAACAAACGGAGGTTCATTTATTCAATTGTCTAACTTTGGAATATCAAAACAAGAAGGTAATGATAAAGGAGTAGTATGGCATCCAGAAATAGAAAATAACGGAAAAACATATGAGCCTAGAAAATACGTAGACGAAAATGGAAGAGTTAGAATTGAGCCTGCAGGAATATTAATATCTGCCTCCGTAATATCTAAATACATTCCGAACTATAGAGATTATAGTGCTAAAGAACTTTTCGTAAGTTATAAAGAAGGTGCTCCTATAATAGATAAAAGAATATCTGAAAATATAATAGGATATAGAATTCCTAATCAAGGACTATCATCTAACGACTCTTTAAAAATAATAGGATTACTTCCTGAAGAAAACGGAGATACCGTTGTAGCTTACACTGGTATAACCACAAAAACAGGTTCTGATTTCGATATTGACAAAATGTTTTTAATGATAGCTAACTTTACTAAAAGTAAAGAAAATGATAGGTTGACATACACTGAGTTTAATCCAGAATTAGCCAACAACAAGCAATCTAAAGAAGCTTTACAAAATAGGCTTATAGAATTGTATAAATCTGTTTTAACCCATCCAAAAGTCATTAAAAACGTAATGAAGCCTCTTGATATAAAAACAATAGAAAGAGAGATTAAGTACTTACTTCCTTCAAAAACTTCATCGGCTATGTATCATTTTGATTCATACAACGACATTGAATTAAGGTATCAATTTCTAGGTGGTAAATTGTTAGTAGGAATGGAAGCAAATGCAATGGTTGACGTTAACAGAGTTGGAAATTTAAGTCTAAACAATTATTCTTTAGGGTGGGGATATGTAAATGACAAAGGGGATACTTTGTTAGATAAAGAATATTCTGAAAATTTATCAGAAGAAGATCTTAATTATTATTTAAATAATATTGATTTAAAAAGCGAAGAAGAAAAAAATAAAATAAAAAAAGAAATTGTAGATGTTAGACTAGCTGATTCTCTTACGCAAGTGCTTAGTGGGGCAGTAGATATAGCTAAAGATCCTTTTATTACAAGAGGAAATTGGTCTACAAGTACTACTAATATAGGAAATTTACTTTTAAGAGCTGGAGCTCACCCGTTATATACGGTTTCTTTTTTAGCGCAACCTATTATAAAAGACTTTATAAGTTACCAAAGGTCTTCCGAATCTATAACTAACAAAAGTTCTGGAGATTTAAAAGATAAATTTAGAAGAAATATTGTTATAAAGAATTTAAAAAAATTAGAAGAAAGCGTTAACTATAATTCAGGAACTTCATTGACTACAATATATCAAAAATTTGTAAAAACCGAAGCTCATACAGTTAAAAGACTTGTTGATGAAAAAGCTAAACAATTTTTATATAAAATAATAGATAATAAATTTTTAGAAGACGAAAATGCTGATAAAATAATTTCAACAATCCTTTCAGAACACAATAAAGCCTTTAGCTCTAGTAAAATAGATGTAATGGACAAGTCTAAGTACAACTTAGAGTATTTTAGAAATCAAATTAAGGAAACCTCCGACGGAGACTTTCAGCTAGCTATTCTTGATAAATTCTTTGAGCTGCAAAGAATAAGTAAAGGAGTTAAAGAAAATGTAGATGTTTCTAAATTAGATACAAACGGAATGGGTAAGAATATAAATTCATTATTTATTACATTTAACTTAAAACAACATATATTAAATAAAGAAAATAAAGGAGAAACTGGAGTTCTAAATGGGTTTGAGTCTAAATTTGATAAAACTCAACTTGGAAAATATCTTAGATCAATGAGAAATGTATTAAAAGTAGTTAGATCAAATCCTATTTTATTCCCACAAGCTCAGCCAGATGTTCAAGATATGTTTAATGAAATATCTCAAGACCTATATAATACTCCTGCTTTTAATATTGAGTTAATGGATGATTTGGAAAAAGCATATTATACTTATACAATGTCTAAATTTGATCCATTTAACATGGAAAAAGAAGAAATTTCATCAATACTTACAAATCTTCCAAAAGAATTGGCTGAATTTAAAGATAAAAATAAAAATAAATTTTTAATATTAGATGAATTACAAATAAATTATGCTAAAGCTGAAAAGTCAATATTTCTAAATAACAGAAAAAAATCTCCTGATTTTGAAGAAATGTTTACTGATTCTTGGAGAGATTTAAGAGTTTCTAATCCAAAATTAGCAGAAGACTTAATAAAGTATTCTTTTTTAACTTCTGGATTTAAAATGCATTCAAAACAGTTCTACACATACATTCCAAATGAATATATGTTGCAAGAAGATATAAATTCATATATAAGAAGCTTAGATAAGGAAGATAAATCTGATTTTATAGATAAATTTTATTTAAACAACTCAAGTAGTTATAAATATGTTTCTAGCGTGTTTAATGACGAAATTGATACTGAAAACCAAGGTAGTGGATTTACATTAAAAGAAGCAGGAAAATCAAGATATTATTTAAGGTTGAGTAAATCTACAATATATAAATTAGAAGGTTATAATACTGAAAATAAAGCTGTATATACTAGAGTTGAAAAACTTGGAGCCGAAATGTCTGGAGTTAAAATTCCTGAGTACGGAGAAAAATTTACTAAAAAGAAAATTTCTGAAATAGAAGAAGAAAAAAGTGAAGGATTTAAAGTAGATGATAAATATATTTCTGAATTAAAATCAACAGTAGTTACTCAAAGAGATAAGTTTAACCCTGATTTTAAATTAGAAGAAGGTTCTAGTTTAGTTGAAGATTCTTTTGAAGAGTTGTCAGATCAGGCAGATTCTGTAAAGGAGGATTTATTTGAAGATAATTTTAATAAAGATTATGAAATAATTCAAGCTGAAGACGGAACGTTTGACGTTCTTCATGTAGAAGATGGTCTTATAGGTGAATATGCTGAAAATATAGAAGCCGCTCAAAAAATTATAGAAAAAGATAAATTAAGTAGATTACCTTCTAAAGAAAAAGAAGTTTCTAATATAACTTCTATGTCTGAAATAACTAATCATTCTGGAGGAGCTTATGGAGCTGATACGGCATGGGATCAAGTTGGTAGAGAATTTGGGGTTATAAATCAAATGCATTATAGAGATGCTGGAAATGAAAGATTATCTCAAACTTTAAAAAATAAAAAAGTAGAAGCTACTATTTTATCTAAAGAACAAATGGATATTGCAAGGTCTGAAGTTGAAAAACTTTTGGGTAAAAAATATCCTGACACTTTACAAGGCAATTTACAAGTTAGAAATTATTATCAAGTAGCTAATTCTGACGCTGTATTTGCAATTGCAAAATTAGATACAGATTTTATGTTTACTGCTAGATCTGTATTTGGAGGAACTAATACAGCTGTTCAATTAGGAATAAAACTAAATAAGCCAGTTCATGTTTTTGATTTAACTACAAAAGAATGGTATAAGTGGAATGGTTCTGAATTTTCAAAAACAGAAACTCCAACTTTAACCAAAAACTTTGCAGGAGTAGGCACAAGAGATATTGAAAACTATAGCGTAAAAGACAAAGAGGGTAATTGGGTATCTAGAAAAGAATATGTTGGTCAAAAAACTGAAGCTTTGGCTATTAATGCTATTAGAGAAGTTTATAAAAAAACACAAGAAAGCATTTCTAAAGAAAACTTACCAATTAAAGAATTAAACAATGAAGCTGAAGTTGAAAAAACACCTGCTAAACAAGGTCAATTTGCAAAATACAATGGTCAGACTTATTTAATTACAAAAGAGAATTCTAATGGAACTTTTCAAATATATAACCCAACATTAGAAGGTGTTAATTCAAAATTATCTGTATCTAAAGATAATTTAGAAGTTTTAAAATCTTCAGCAAAAGTTATTAACTATAAAGGATCTGATTATTTAGTTACTCCAGCAAACACTATAATATCTACTATTTCAAATAAAGAAATGAAGTGGGATGCTAAAAACGGAGATAGGATTAATATTTTAAGTTTAGCCGAAAATGGAATATTATCTCCAGAAGTAAAAGAAATACAAGTAAATACTAATAAAACATTTACTCCTGTAGTTAAAGAAAGTCCTTTTGTGCCGGCAAACAAACAGCAAAAAAATGCCGTAATAGCTATTAAAGATTTTATAAGTAACTCTAATACTCAATACTCGGAATTCTTTATTTTAGAAGGTAAAGCCGGAACTGGCAAAACCACGTTAATAGAAGAAGCTATTTCAGACGCAGTTAATCAGGGTAAAAAAGTAATAGTAGGCGCTTTGTCTCATAAAGCAAAAAGAGTTTTATCTGAAAAACTAAACAAAAGGTATAAAAAAGGAGAAATAGAAAGTGGAACTATTGCTGGACTACTTGGAATGAAGTTAGATCCAGAAACTCAAGAGTTTATCAAAGACTACGATAATCCTTACGCTGACGATGCGCCAATAGAAGACGCTGATGTAATAATAATTGACGAAGCGTCAATGGTTGATGAAGGAACTATTTGGACGATAATGGACTCTAAAAAACGTAATGCTAAAGTTATATTTTTAGGAGACAGAGGGCAATTACCTCCTATAAGAAGTATCCAATCTTATATATTACTTTTAACTAAAAATAAACCAGAAGGATGGAAAGAGGTTGTTGCTGAACTAAAAGACTTAAAAGATCAAAAAATAAATGGATCTACAAAAATGGGGCTTGTTCATAAACTTGTAAATAAATATAAATTTGATGATTTAATAAGCGGCGCTTTTGAAGGAAAAAATAAAGCTTCTTTAACTGAAAGAGTTAGGCAAGGAGAAGACTCTCCAATACTTCCTTTTGCTGATTATTATTGGAATAACTCAGAAAATGAAGAAACTGTAGCAAGGCCGGTTCCTCAAAAAGCCATGAAAGATTCCTTAACTAATAAAGGAAATTTGATTTTTACAGAAAGTTTTGAAGATGCTTTTGATAGCGTTTCTCAAGTATTTAAAAAAGCTGTTCAAGAAAAAAACCTAGACGCAATTAAAATAGTTACTTTTAGAAACGCTACTAGAAAAAATTACAATAAAAAAATAAGAAAAGAAGTTTTTGGAGATGAAGCTGAAAAATTTGAAAAAGGTGATTTTATTATGTTTCAAAACGCATTCCCTGTTAGCAAGGACGTTTCATTTTCTAATAGTGATGAGTTTTCAATAGAATCTGCTAAAAAAACAGAACATCTTGGGTACGAGGTTTATAATATAGGTGTTAAGTATGTAAATAATGACAAAACTAAAGGTATAACAACTGAGTATTTTAAAGTTTTATCAGACAAGGATAAAGACAGGTTTGCAGAAGATGTTGATAAAAGAATGAAAGAAGCTGCTAGAGAAAAAAATCCTTCTGATAGAAGAGCAAAATTCAAGGCTGCTTATAAATTTAAAGAAACATTTGCAGATATTGATTATTCTTACGCAATAACCTCTCATAAATCACAAGGCTCAGGTTACGGAGTTTCTGTAGTTGATGTTGAAGACATTTCTAGCGTAACAATGAACACTAGTAAAACTAAATCAAGAAGTAATTATACAGCTATTACAAGAGCTATAAATACAGCTTTAATAATAACAAAAGGAGTTGAAACTAGTAAAAAGAATATTAGGAAAGCTTTGAATGTTGATAAAAAATCAAAGAGAGAAGGAACTGGAAATCCTAAAGATATGGGGTGCATTTAATAATAAAATATAAAATATGAAATTTATAAACGAAGAAGTAATAAAATTACTTAATTACAGGATTCAACAAGAACAATACAGTTCTAAAGTTTACGAGCAAATGAGTGCATGGTTACAAAATGCATCATTTTTAAACTCTTCAAAAATTTGGGCTAAGTTTGCTTCTGAAGAATTAACACATGCCGAGTTGGCTAAAGACTATTTATTGTCTTTTAACATAATGCCGGAACTAATGGTTATTGAAGAAGCTCCTAATGATTTCAAAGACATTAAAGAAATTATTCAAGCTACTTTTGATCACGAAGTAATGGTTACAGAACAATGCTTAGCTTTAACGAGTAAAGCTATGGATTTAAAAGATTGGACGTTATTTGCTCTTGGTCAAAAATACAATGAAATACAAAGAGTTGAGATGGATGAAGTTTACAATTTGGTAGATATATCTAATTTAAGCAACGATAATTTAATTTTAGATAAATATATCGGAGATAATTTTTAATTTAAACAAAGGGGTGTAAAAACCCCTTTAAACACATAATATATGAGTTGTAGCTTTCAATATGTTGAAGATGCTTTAAGAGCATCTAGTCCTGAAGAGGCGGACAGGTTAAATGAAAAAGGTATAGAAACTTGGAAAGAACTTAAAAATTCAAATTTATTTTCTATAAATAAGAATGAAGAATATGGTTTTAGTCGAGAAGGAACAAAACAAAGAGCAAGACAAGAATCTTTTATTTCTGAGCTAAATAAAGACATAGAGTTTGTATTTAATGAAGACGATGAAGTTTATGTTGATTTACTTCAATTGACAGATAAAATTCTTGACAACGTTCCAAAAGAAAAAGAAGTTATTGAGTCTGAAAACAAATACAATTTATCAGATCTAATTGACGATAATAATTCATTACCGTTGTTTAGTGAAGAATCAGTTTATTACGATTTAAATAACGAAACTCCTACTTTTGTTTTATTTGGAGAAAACGAGCAATATAATATTCATAGCGCAAGCGATGTTTTAAATAATATATTAGACAGTTTTAGCGATAGATTTTCTAGTGACGCTAAAATGCTTTTAAATAGAGCTGAAATTTTATTAAAAAAGTCTAAGGCTACTGTTAAGATAATTAGCGCAGATAATTTTAATGGAAAAAATAACTTAATGAGATATGACGCTCTTACTAATGAGATATTGGTTAGAGACGATTCTAATGAATACTCTGTAGAAGATATGGTTTCTTCTTTTTTGCACGAAGCAACGCATTCTGTAACCGCAAGAGCGTATATAGACCCAATTACGTTTGAAGAAAAAGATTTTAAAAAATTTATAGACAAAGCTTTTTCTGAATTTAAAAAATACGCTACAGATAAAGACAGGGAAAGATACGGCTTTACTAACGAGTTAGAGTTTATATCAGAGTTATTTACTAATCCTAATTTTGAAAGAGTTTTAAGAAGAATAGAGTTTACTGTTAACGAGGGTAAAAACAAAAACAAAGCTATGTCTAGTTTTTTTTCCGAATTAAATGATTTTATTAGAAGGCTTTTTGGAGCAAAAAAAACAGAAGTTGTAGACGCTTTAATAGAATCTATAACAAGAATAGCTTCTTCCGAACAGTCAGAGTATAGTGTTGACAAAAGATTCTTTTTAGACAAAATAAAAGAAGACGAAGAAAATGTTGATAATGAGTTAAAATTTATAAAACCAACTTTAGTTAGTTTTGAAGATAGACTGATGAATTTAATAGGTAAGGCAAAAGATAATATATCGAATGTAAGATCCATAACGATTAAATCAAAAGCTACTACAAATAAAAAAGACCATAGAGTTCATCTAGAAAATTTAAATAAATTAATAGAAGAAATGGATTCTCTTTCTGAACTTGAAAAATTAAAAGTTATTGTTCAATATACAAAAACAATGGCAAAAACCGTATTTCAAGTAAGAAAAGGAATGGATAAAATAAATAAAGAAGCTGGCACAAATAAAGATATTGGGAATTACAAATTAGTAGAAAAGTACGAAAGCTATTTAGCATCCTATGATTTAATAGTTGACATAAGGGACACTGTAGCGGCTTCTTCTAGAGTAAAACTGTCTGAAGAAGATATTTTGCATATTGAAGAAATTAAAAAAATATTACAAGAAATAACAAGTGTTCACGATAATTTAATAGCTGAATTTAAAGTATTTAAAAGGGAGGAGGCTATTAAGATAGTATCGTCTCCAGAATACAACACTCAAGTAGAAACTGATCATAAAAAAAGACTATATAAAGAACATTATGATTTAAAAATAAAAGGAGAATCTAAAGAAGAGTATGCTAATAGAATGCTTAACACAAGAGACAAAGATTTATACAAGAATGATTTAGTTTCGACTGCAGAAAAAATAGTTAGCGATCCTTCTTTTGATATAAGTAGTTTTAATAAAAGTTGGGGAGATGCATTAAATACCAATAGCAAACTGGCTCAAATAGTTGTAAATATATTTAGTTCAGTAAGAGACAGAATACTTTCAAAATACAAATCTGTTGAAATGAATTTAAGTAATTTATTTGACGATGTAATTAAAGAAAAAGGAAATAAGCCTCCTTCAAAGATGTATCAAAATATTTATGAAAAAGACAGTAAAGGGAACTTTTTTTTTAAAGGAAGATATAAAATAGAATTTAGAGATAAGTATTTAGACGAATACATGCCTCTAAAAGAAGCTGCTGAAGAAATTTTAAATAAATTTATCGAAAAAGGTCTTACCAGAAAAGAAGCTAGGACTGAAAAAGATTATAAAGATGCAAATGCTTTAGCTTTAGCTTGGATGGCAAAACACACAAGATCTGAACGAGCTGATATTAGCGGAAGAACTTGGCTTCCTAATAAAGAATATTTAAACGATGAAGTTACCGGGATTGATGCTCAGGTTTTAAAAGAGGCTATAGCTATGGCTAAATTTTCCCATAAATCTACATACGGAAAACAATCTTTAATAAAAAAAACAGGTCAAGTTGAATTTTATAGTTTTCCTTCTATAACAAAATCCGCATTTGAAAGAACTATGGAAGGAGACTTTAAAGGAAGTGTTCAAGATATAAAAGATAATTTTACAAAAATTAGACCTGATGACGTTGGTTATGGAGAAGCTATTGATAAAAAAGGAGAAACATTAAAAAGTGTCAAAATACATTTTAGAGGCAAACTTGACGAAAGTCAGCAATCTTTAGATGTTTTGAGCCTTATTAGAAGCGAATATCTAAATGCTATTAGTTACAGAGAAAAGAAGGACTCTGAAAGCTCTTTATTATTAATGGCAGATATATCTAGAAATAAAAATTATTTTCAAAAATCAAGCAAAACAGGCCTTCCTCTTGTAAATTTATTTAATAAAAACGTTCCTGCTGTAGAAATTCCAGGCGAATTTTCAAATGAATATGAAAGAATTAAAGGGATGTTGGAAAGGAATCTTTATGACACAATGAGTGTTCATGGAGGAACTATATTAGGGGCAGACGTTAATAAGTTAACTAACTTTATAAACGGAACCGCAGCCTCTGTTGCGATGTCGTTCAATTTAGCTTCCGGCACTGCTAACGTAATGAATGGGTTTACTCAATTACTTATTGAAGCTGGTGGCGGTAATTTATTTAAAATTAATAACCTTTTAAAAGCAGAAGCAAAATATACTCAAGATTTGCCAAATATTATAAAAGACATGTCGAGTCCTGTAAAAAAATCATTTTCCAATCAATTGCTTGAAATGTACGATGTTTTTGGAGGGTTTGATCCTTCTACACAGGAGTTTATTAGAAATAGTATTGCTAAAAAAATAGCTTCTAGAAAATCAATGAATGGTCTTAATGAAATGGGAGAGCACGCAATGAATGCTGTTGTTACTATGGCTGTTTTAGATTCTTTAAAAGTAATGAATAAGGATTTTAAACACATTGATAAAGACGGCAATATAGTAAGCGAAGACAAGGCGGCTTCTCTTTTAGATATGTTAAAGATGGATTCTGAAGGTAAATTAGTTATGGATAATAAGGTTAAATTTACTAAACACAACTTAACTCTTGAATATCAAAAAGGAGGTAAAATGCATGTTAATCTGCTTATTAAAAATAAAGTGTTTGACTTATTTGGAGTTTACGATCCTGCATTTAAAAATGAAGTTTCAAAGCATTGGTTAGGAAAATCAGTAATGATGTTTAAAAATTATTTTTTATCAGGAATGGATTATAGGTACACCGGAATCGCCACTGCTTTAAAGAAAAAAGAAGATTTAACAGAAGATGAATTAAATTATAGTTCTGCTCAAAAAGAATATATCGAAGGAATTTATACTACGTTTATAAGATTTGTTCCTGCGTTAAAAGGGTTGCAGTTAATGTATGCTAAAGATGTTTATAATAATCTTAGTGATTATGAAAAATCAAATTTAAAAAAAGCAACTATAGAATTAATGCTTACCGCTGTTATACTACCTGCCGTAGGAAACCTTCTTATGATGGCTGGATCGGACAACGAAGATGATGATGCTTTGTGGTTTGCTATATATGAATTTAGAAGACTAGAATCTGAATTATCTCAGTTTAGAAATCCTATAGAAGCAACAAAATTAATATCGAATCCAGTAGCCGGAGTTAGGTTTATTCAAAATGGAATTTCTTTTTTATATGAATTAGGAACTCCAATAAATTTTATTCCTAATGAGAAAGAAAATATAATTTCTTATTTAGATGAAGATGCTAAAGGAAATAACAAGCTTTATAAGAAAGGAAAGAAAATAGCGCCAATTATTACTCAATTTGGTGAAGACTCATTTTTTAAAGATTATAAAAAGCTAAATAGCTTAATAGATAAATAAAACAAAGGTCAAAAAAAAGCCACTATACAATTAAGTATAGTGGCTTTTTGCGTTTAATTATTTTTTTATTTCTTTCGGAACTTTAACCAAAACGTTTCCGTTTGGTTTTTTAAATATAGCCATAGGTATTCCTGTGCTTTTTACTTGATCAGCTAACCCTTTAACAACTTCGTTAAAATCTAAGTCGCTTTCATATTCCATTATAATTTTTTTACTCATTTACTTTTATTCTAAATTAATAATCTTAATAACTAATTCTTCATCATTTTCGCTCTCTATAAATCCTGCTTCAACAGGAATTTTTCTCATTTTTTCTGAAAACTTATTGTAGTCATCTTCTTTTTCAAAAGTCCAAATTATTTTTTTCATTTTATTTTTTATTTAAATTAGATGCGTTTATTACGGTATTTATATTTTTTGGTTTTTCAAAATATTTCATTGCTACATAATGCATACTTATACTTCCAATTACAGCTCCAACAACATAAGCAACCATAAGCACCCAATTATCAAAACTGTTAACTACATGTCTAATTACAAGTAGCCAAATACCATTAGATAATACAGACGCTAATGTATGATACATTAAACTACTACTATTTCTAGCTCTACTAACTAAAGTAAAACTTGCATTCTGTAGGATTGTTAATCCTAACATTATTAATATTTGATTTATCATTTGATTTTTATATTTAATTCATCAACAATCATCCATTGACAATTAGAATCAAGTATAAAGCAACCATCTTCATCTGTCATATCTTCAGGACAATCCCAAACATTTTCATCATAATCATATATTAGAACATTTGTTGTTCCAAAATCTAAAATGATTATTTTTTTCTTACCCATTAATTCTTTTATTAATTACGGTTAATGTTTCTTTAAAAGGGTTGCCTTCTATATTTTCTACAAGCTCCCACATTTGCCGTGCAACTTCTCTAATTTCTAATTGAGCATGTTCATTATTTCTAAGTTTAATAAAATTAGCAAAACTTCTCATATTAAAACTAACATCACCTTGTATTTGAGAGTTATATGTCTTAAAGAACCTAGCCGACTCTTTAGCTCTTTTACGACCTAAAAAAGGTGTTAAATCTTCTAAACAAGAATGATATAAAGTATTTCCTATTTCAGTATATCTTTCTAAAATATTAAACCAATCTTTTCCAGACTCATTGACAATTTCTCTTTCTACGGAATGTGGTTCATAAGGATGTAAATTTTTATTAAATTTAATTCCTTTCCAATCTTCAGGTATATAAAATTTATCTTCTTTTAATTCCTTATATCTAGCTGATTCACCGTTAAAAGAACTCATGCGATGTTTAAGTAAATGAATATGACTAGCAATATCGGTATCAACAAGAAAATGAACGATTCCTTTTTCAAAAGGTGTTTCATGTCCATTTTCCCATAACATTTTAATTAAATTAGGTATTCTTGCTTTCTTTTCAGGAGATAAATCTCTAGATGTAGATGTCCATGCTGAAGATGCTATAACTTCATCTGAACCATAAAATCCTAATAATTCAACTTTATTTTTGTTCATTAATTCTTTTATTAAAGTATTCTAAATATTTTTTATTTAATTTATCTAAAGAATTATATTTTTCAAAAAATTTAATTATATTTTTAATGTGATCTAACTCTAAATCCATAAGCAGCCTAAATTCAGTCTCATTTAAGGGTTTTTCATTTTTATCATAATTTACTCCCCAAAATTTAATTTCTTCAATATTAACATGATTATTTTTAATTAACCAATCATCTTCTTCAATATTCCAAATAATATTTTCAACTAATTTATCTACAAGATTTAAATTACATAATAATTGTCCGAATCGATAATCTGGGTATTTAATCCATTCTTTTTCAATTAATTCCCAATTTTGATGTATAATACTTACTAATTCTACTTTCTTAGTTTCCTTTGTATTTAAAAAGTCATGTAAAATTTTATTTTGAAATAATAATTTTAAACAGATTGGTATTCTTTTACTTTGTCTCATTTATTTAAATTTCCTTTATTTTGATTAACTTCTTTGTCCATTATTTCGTAATGCTTAATTAAAGCTTCGTTTATTTTATTTTGGCATTCGTCACAATAAAATCTTTCTACTTTTTTGCCAGTAGCTATTATTGTTCTACATTTATTACAAA